GTCTCCTTCCATCGACGTCAAAGCTTCGCTCAAAAATTCCAGATTAAAGCCGATTCGCAGGTGTTCTTCCAGCTTTCCGTTGAAGGAAAACTCCTCATTCATCTGTGCAATCGTGCTACGCATCGATGCTCTGCCCGTGCCGCCGGGTTCAAGATCCATTACCAAGGTGCTCTTTTCCTTTGCGTCTGCAGACCGAGCAAGTTTGACGCGCCCCAGAACGCCCAGCAATTCTTTCCTGTCAAGCATGATTCTGGTTCCCTCGCTCTTTTGGGCTGCAATTTTGCTATAATCCAGAAACGGTTCCGCAATCAGGCGAGACTTCACCTCAAAGTTGTTGTCACTGAAAACGGCCTTTTTGCGATCGCGAATAATCCCCACGTTACCATCCATGGATATCGTATCAACTGCTTTTGCAGTTGCGGCGGGGAGCGTAAAGCGAAAATCGCCATCAGCTGTGCAGTTGATTCTTGCAATTGCCATCCGATAACCATCCAGTGCACAGATTTCCAGAACATCCTCGCCTTTGCGCGAGAAGCACAATCCGCGGTGAGCAGGGTGTTTTTCATCCTTTGCTACCGCATAGATAACTTTGGAAATAGCCCAGCTTAAATCGCTGGCTCCTACAACGCATCGTCTTGCGTCATTACCGGGACCTGAAAGTTCCGGGTAATTCTCTGCCGGCGTAGTGTTCAGACGTGCCCTCGCTGTGCCGGACTTCACAGTAAGGATGCCTTTCTCTGCCTCAATGCTGATTTCCGGTGCCACCGTGCCGCTGATGAAATCGACTCCGCGAGGCGGAACCACCACATCCTGCTCAACCGGTTTAGACAACCCGGCACGGACGCTCAGTTCCAAATTGGTGGCGTATGCGTTGGAGCCGCTCAACAAGATTCCCGCATCATTGGTACCCACCGCGCGAACCTCCGGCACCGCCGTTCTGAGTTTGGAAAACAGCGTTCCAAGTTCACTCCGTTCAAATTTCATCTTTCTTCTCTCCTCTCAAAATGATCCCTGCTGAATTGTTCATAGCATCCCGGGCACATACAGGCCACTCGCTTAGGACTTTCTCCGCGCTTTCTGCGCAGGAGCAGTGCGTACATATCTTTCATCGGACGATATTCTCCACAGACTGTGCAGGTCTCCCACAAACGTTCCTTTTGGGCTTTTGTGGGAATCTTTTCAAGAAACACCGGCGGCTTATCCCGGCGCATACCTTTGGAACCAACCACTCGCTCCATGCTGCTCCGCATAAAAACCGGCGTTCCGGTCGCATCTGCCGATGCCAGCAGGTCTTGAATCCACTCCGCTATCGGAGTGACCTTCCCTGTATTCTGACCCGTTTCTGCCCCGATGACGATCCATTTTAGTTCCCGGATAACTTTGGTTGCATCGCCCTCAAACGGGCCCAGTAACGGTTCTATGGCCACAAATGTATTGTATTTACTGTTTGCCCACACGCCGTCTTTCCTGACCGTTGCCGTGGTGCCGTACCAGAAATTTTCCCGCATCGGGAGTTTCCCGTGGTTTGCAAGGTTCTGATACCTCACCGGGTACTGCGTCAAGAAAATGTACTGGTGCTGGGGTGCCATTTCGGCCGCAGCGAATACCTGAAGAATCCAATCTTCCGGCACCCACGGACCAAACAGGTCACCGTCCGTGCATACCATGATGGTTGAGCCCACCTTGACCTTTTGCGGCCAATCCATGCGATACTTATGTATCGTGGGCATAAATCCGGTTGGGTTGTTCAGGAAGCGGTTATTCGTGGTTTCCCATGGAGCGTCTAGCTCAAAGAGGTTCGCTCCGACCTGCTGAACCTTCGGACGTTCTGCAAGATTTCGTCTCCAGTCGCTGGCAAAGCGTAAAGCGCTCTTTTTCGCGTAGCAATATCGGCAGTCTTTCAGACATCCTGTTACAGGATTCCATGCGTAATCCGCCAATTCGTTTTTTGTTCTGTTCACCGATAGATCCTCCCCGACTGACTGTCGATCAGGACAATGCGCTCTGCAATCTCAAACCCTGCGGCATCTGCCACATACCGCAGAACGTGAATAAGATCATGCACCCGTTTCTCGTCCTTCTGGATGTTATTTTCAGCATGTGCCCGGGTGGGGTCCGGCGCACCGCTGGGGTTGTGTCCTTTGCGGGTATCAGGCATTGCTATCCCCCTTGTCCAGAATCATATAGTACTCGTACTGGGTGCCCGGGTTGGCGTTTGGACGGCGGCGCACGATGTCAACCCGATACCCCGCTTTCAGGAGCAACCGTCCCAACTCTAAGCGTTCATCTTCCGAGAGTCCTTTTGCCTTAGACGGCGCAAGGGAAAGTTCGATTTTAGCCAACACGCTTTTCTACCTCCATCAGGTCGTGCATCAGCTCGTCAACCAGCAGCTTACCGGCATTCGCGCCTGTGCGAATAATGTTTCCGTTTTCCTTTAACTCTGCAAACTCCTGTGCACGGATTTCTTTGGACTGCTTTGCAAAAGAAATTTCCGATGCTGTCATTCGGCCTTGCACCACTTGCTGCCATTCCTCGATGAACGGCTTGGCATCTTCCAGATCTGCATACTGGTCGTTGCTATAACTGCGTTTCTGCCGAACTGTACCGCCCGGCTCCACCTCCAAGGTGTACCACGGCGTATTGGGGTCAGACTTCTTTCGCAGGAAAAAAATGTAGCTTTCCCGAACAGAAATGCGCTCAAAGTATCTGGTCCCGCGCTGGATGCAGTGGTCAAGGAACTTACTCTCCTGCAAAATGTCCTTTGCGCCCTCCGGCACCCGGATAATGTACTCCGCTCCATCGTACTCATAGATTTTACGGATCTTCTTGTAGATGTTTTCGATATGGAACTGCTTTTCCAGCTGTTCCGCTTCCCTTCTGATAGAGTGTTGCGTGCCTTTCATGGCTTCCATCCGGTGCTGTTTATTACGCTCCAGCACGAGATCATCATGCCGGCGTTTCAGGTCAAGCGGGAACATTACGCTTTCAAGCTGCATATTCATACCCGATTTCTCGGCCATATCCAAGTAGTCCGACCAATCCTGTGCAACTCTGAGAACAATGTGTCCATCGTATTTCCCGGTAACGCGCCTAGTCTGCTGGCGAAGGTACTTCAAGCTGCGTGTCATGCCGTATTTCTGCAAGGTATCGCACATTCCCATGACATCCCGAATCTGTTCGGTCATGGCAAGATGCTTGCAATCAATGGGCAGTCCCGCCTTTTTCCATGTCACCGCCCACTTTACGCGCTCGAATGACTTTTTCTGTCCTTGAGCAACTACGGCATTCAGTTCCTGACGGTTCAAGCCGCCAAACACCCCGTAATAGGTTTTGGAGCTCAGCTTGATGCATCCAGCCGTCTTTGTTCCGTCCAGAATATCGGTCATAGCATCAAGCCAGCCTGTTTTCATCAGGCTTTCAGCCATCGGATATTTCAGTGTAGCTTCCCAGAAAATGATTTCCCAATAAAAGTTGAGGTCTTTATCCAGCTCTCGCAGCCATTCGGTGTGCATTACGCCGTGCAGGTCACGCTCCACCTTCTCCCCGTAGTCAGCAATAATCGTAGGCTGCATATAGCCGCCGGGCGCAAGCAGAGCCGCGCTCAATCTCGAGTTCTGGCACATAACGTACTTTTGTTCCGTATAATGGTTCTGCCACCGTTTTTCCCAGCGCAGAATTTCTTTTCCGTCAGTCCACCAGATTCCCTCGGCGTAAATATTCATTTTTGCTTTGTGGTTGGCGAAACCAAAGTACACTGCATATTTTCGGAGCCAGACTCCGGTGCCCTGCTTTTTGCTCCAGACGAAAGTACGCTTTGCGCACAGGCGCTTGGAGGAATACTGCGTGCCGCGCACATTCATCTTCTTCCCGCAGCACTTGCAGATTTCGGAACTCTTATGTTTGAGTTTCCTATCCGTGAGGGTGTATTCACCTCCACAGCTGTCACACCGGATCTGCTGAGCGGGAATGTACTTGCCAACGCCGCCGGGCGTCACAACGAGTTTCTTTGTGTTGGTTGCCCAGAGATACACCGCATCGTAGCACTCGGTCAAAATCTGTTTTTTCAGGTCACCTTCGGCAGGTTCCGGCACTTTTTTGAACCACTTTTCAGTTTCCTCGGCCTGCTGGGCGTTTCGCTTGTCCAGCCGCTTGCGTGCACGCGCCGTAAGTGCGCCATCCACAACAGCCATCAGATTTTCCCGGTAGTCGTTGAAATAGTCATGCAGGCGTTTGGAATCTTCGCTCGTTGCTGAAACATCTGCCCAGAAGAGGACTTTACCCGCCTTTTCCCAGATTCCTTTCGGGCTAAAGTCTTTCTTGAAGTTATTTTCAGGTTTCTTGCGCAATTCGCCAATCCAGTAATCACCGCAGAACCGCCATGTGACCACGGGATTCTTGCACTTATCCCAGACTGCTACCGTCAGGGTTTTGCCCTTGATGTACCGCCCTTGGCCTTTCCCTTCAGCAACCGACACGCATAGACGGGCATCCAGATTTGGCCGCACCGGTTTCGGCGTGTACAACACCAATTCTTCAGCTTTTTTCATTCAGCACCGCCTCCAAACTTTTTGCCGTATACTTTTTCCCCTGCAAAACTTTCACTCCATCGATCTGTTGAACAATGCAAGCAAATTCGTTTTCTCCCCGGACGATGAAGCAGAGCCACTCGCCACGTGCACCAGCCAGTTCCTTGCCCTGACCATACGCGATGTGGAACGGTCTCTTGAAGCAATCTTCGAATTTTTCTGCCGGATGCTCAAACGCATAATTTGCGTGCATAAGAAGGAACTCGTCTTCTTTCAGCCTGCGAAGCGGTACAATTTCGGTACAGCTACTCCGCGTCCGGTAGTCATCCTCATCGATATCACCGCCAGCTGCGATAGCCCAGAACTCGTTTTTCCCGTCCCAAGCATACCAGTTAAGGCAGTCCAGCGGATCCAGACAGTAATGGAAGCCCGTATTGGCGCATTTTGCCTTTTCGGTCTTGCTCACTTCGCCCGGCTGGTACTGATAGCTGCCATCGCCGAGCGTAGCAATCAGCCCCGGCTTGAATCCTTTGAATCCTAAAATCATCAGAGCCACCCATCCAAGGAAAGCTGCATATCGTCTTCCGCAGGCGTTTCCTTCTTCTTTTTTGCCGGCTTTTTCGCATCCGTTTTCTTTTCTGCTTTGGACACAGGCTTGGTTGTGTGAACTGGTGCCGCCTGCTTCGGAACATTGGGGGATGCCTCTTCCGGTTTAACGGTGGCCGGAGCCTGCATCTCAGCTTCCGTAGGCGGTGCGCCAGTCAGTTTGATGTTCATGCTGAACGAAACCTCGGCATTCGGAAAGTAAAACTGCACGGCGCGGCGGTAGGTTTCGAGGTCGGACAGAACTTCGCCTGCGTTGTTGACAACAGCGGCGCAACATTCGGAGAACGTGCGCTGCGTGTTGCAGACGACCTCTGCGAACCGCGGCTCTTGGTCTACAAAGCCAAGCAGTGTCCGCAGAACATAACTCTGCACGCTCTTTGCGGCACGACTGCCCTTGAACAGCTTGTCCTCAGCTTCCAGCTTTGCTTTTGCTTTAGCTCGCCAATCGACGAACTCAACTGTGGTTGTGGTGTGTGTGGTGGAATCCATATTGTCCTCCTATCAGAAAAAGCTAAGTTGCCCACCCTTGCCCTCGGAGAACACCGGTTCCTGTTCCGGCGCTCTTTGCGGCTTTTTAGCGGCTTTTGGCTTTTCCGTGTTCTTTGGTTTCTCAAGTTTTCTAGGGGCTTCAGGGGATTTTTGTGGTTCGGATTTTGGCGCATCTGCAACACGCTCTTTCCTTATCGGTTGAGTGACCAGTTCCATCTGCGCCATAAAGATTCGATATTGCCAAACCGGGATCCTGAGCATCGGCGTATACCAGACGTTCCCTTTGTCAACTGGAAGCAGCCCCCTTTTGTCATAAGACACAGACGGGCTTGCAAGCGTATCACCGATGACGACATACCCCGGCATTCCAAGCAGACTCATTTGCAGATAGCACATCATGCCCACGATGTAGTCAATGTCCTGCGCCACAAACAGCACATTCGTCTGATAATTGATGCCTTTCTTTCTGCATTCGTTTGCGAACGCCACCAGCAAGGCCCCAGCGCCGCAGGTCGGATCACAGACCGCAACCCATCCCCTATCTCCGATTTTCTGCTGGAATTCTTCTGTCGGGGTTGTCACAGCGGACATGACCTCGCAAATGTGATATGGCGTAAAGAATTGTCCCGAATTGTCGTTTCCAAGCCCCAAGCACATATACAACTCGCCAAGGAAGTCCTGTTCTGGGTTGTCCTCTAGTGCCACGACCAACAAGGACAGCATTTCCGTAAATGCTTCCATTTCCGGCCGCGTGTATTTTCCTGCGATTGATAAGTACTGCTTCTCGCGTTCGTCAAAGTGGCTCTGATCTGTCGCATTGGACACCGCAATAGCACTCATGGTGATCCAATCGCTCCAGACCTGCCAGCGTGACCGACCATTGCTCGAAAACACTTCAAACTTTTTTACAAGTTCCTTCTGTGCTTCACCCCGGACATGGCGAACATCACTCCCCATTGGAATCGCCCCCTTTGCCCTGCGGAACATCCTGTTTTTTGAACGGTCTTCTCTTTATTCGTCCAAGGCTGTCAGTAAGACCTAGAATGTTGTTTCCGCTCGGCGTTTCTCGGTCAACCCGATTTCCTTTATTTTTGATGTGAGTTTTTTCCCACTCTGCAAACGTTGTAACATGCTGCGCCGCCGCCTGATCGAGCAGGCGCTTAGCATAGCACCATGGGTGCTTCGCTTGGTGGCGCATCGCTTCTTCCAGCGTAGCAACCACCAAAGCGTCTTCCACCCCGGTTTCTCGCAAATCCCGAAATTCTGCTGCCATGTAGGGCGTAAGCATACTGTCGCATCCAGCCCAGACCCAGTAGCTTTCCGGGGTGTCATCAGGCGGGCCGGTTGATTTTTCTGGATTTTCCTCAGTTGTGGATTCTTCAAAACCCATTCGGTTTTCTGGGTTTTCCTGATTTTCTTTTGATTTGCGAGGCCTGCCACCTCTGGCACCGTTTGCCCTATTGGCAGCGGCCTGACGCTCGTATGCTTCATTGGAAGCATCGATTTTGGCTTTTATTGCCGCCCAAACAAAGCGCTCATTCCCCAGAAACTTCGGTTCTGAACCAGTTTCCTTGTAATCCATCATAGCCCATAGAATTCGGCCCCGTTCCGCTTCATTGAACGGTTCTAGCAATGCTCTGTAATCCTTCACCCACAGTTTTATGTAATCATTCGCCACGCTCCACCTCCCCTTTCGGTTTTTGATTGAGCGAAAGCACTTTACATAGATGCCGATCCAGCTTGATGCCATAGATATGGTAATCAGCAAACAGGGCTTTTTCTCTGCGGTGCGCTTCTTCATGGTGCCGCCGACAAAGGGCTATCGCATTCAGCCCGACATGGACGATAGCTTCTCTATCTCGACCCATGCCCACGCGGTCAACATGGTGCACCTCTGCAGGCTGGTTGCAAATTGCACACCGGCGATTTTCAAGGCAAAGATACAGGTACTTGCCAATATCATCCGTCTGGGTGAGCAGGCTGTCCTTTGTGGGCACTCCCCAATGGAAGCAAAACTGAATCAGGTATGTAATAAACTCTCGGGCCGTGGTCATATCGCAATTCGAAAGGGAGAACCACTCCCGCAGACAGCGGGAACAGAAATCCCATTCCAGATAAAGCCGAAGTTCTTCCGGCTCCTGCCCTGACCACAAAGAAATATCTCGGATAATAGCGAAAATCTTGCGGCGCTGGTCTGCGGAAATGGTTCGGCCATCATCCAGACGGACTTCTACCCGCCGGGGGCGCTTCTGCGCCAGAAACCGGCTGATGTCTACGTCGGGTTTCAGGACAAGCTTTCCGTTCTCCAGCTTCTCAATTTTCGCTGTCACAATCATGCGCGTTCTCCTTGTCCACATGGACGTGCATCGGAATATAAACGCTGTTTGCTTTCATATTCCGTGCCAAAAAGTCATTGCATTTCGCTTCTGACAAGTGATTTCTGAGCACCTGCAGTTCGTAGGCATACTGCCCAGCTACCTTTTTCTCTTGGATTTTGGCTTGTATATCTTCATCCCGGTAGTTCGATTCTATTAGATAAAGGTCATAGCCGATTGCCTGAATGCCATCCAAATTGTTAGTATCAGTGGCATAAATCACCTTGCCAGACGGAAAATGCACCTTATACCCACAGTTGGGTACGTTATGGGCTAGCATTACCGGAATCACATTGCACAGGCCGTACCCATACAACGTTCGCGGGGTCAGTACATCAATCTGACGCCCCGGCCCCCCTGCGGCTAGGAGCGGCGCCCCCAGCCAGCGGCAACACCCGAAGCGGAGTGTCGGCCGCTCACTGGCAAGCCGCTTGATGGTTCGCTTCTGGAAGTGATCTGAGTGGATATGCGTCAGAAGCACAAGCTTCAGTTTCGGAACATACGGCTCCAACGCCTTATACGGCACGCCGCAGTCTACCAGCACAAAATCTTCCAGAATCGTGGCGTTGCCATCGCTGCCGGTGCTGATAATGTTGTACTTGACCATCAGAGTGCAGCCAAATCAACGGCTTCCTCAACGGCATCCGCTTCCGGCTCTGGCAGGTCCATCGTCTTGGCTGTCCGCTCAATCTTGGGCGGCTCGGCTTCGTTCTTCTGGCTCGGCTCTGCCGGATCCAGCACTTCAGGAAGAAGTTCGCCGCTTGCCACATCAGGCATCATTACTCGGCCATCCCGCTCGTAGGCGGTGGTCATTTCCACTGTCATAATGCCCCACTTGGAAATCAGCTGACGCAGCATTGTCTTTTTGGACATCGCGTCAAAATCCTTATACCAAAAGCTGGAGTACTTCCACAGTTCGTCCTGCGGGATTTCACCATTCAGCAGCTTCTGGTACGCCTTTGCGCTGAACGCCGGGCTGTACTTGTCGGCATGAGCCATCATCTGGTCTGCTGTCCAGTACAGGGTTTTCTCGAAGCCGTTGATGTACTCAAAGTGGGCAATATAGCCCACGGTCGGCATCGATGCACGCTTCTCAAAATCTTCGATGAAGTGCATTTCATGGAATCGTTCTTCAAAGGGATCCCATCCGGTCAGTTCCCCGTTCTTCACTTCCAGCACGTTCAGGCGCTTGTACTGGCCCGTGCGCAAGGCCAGCTGGATATAACCCTTATATCCAAGCACAAACTGTGCTTTGACACTTGCAGGCTTAATCATCTGGCCATTCTTGTACTTTGCCTTGGACTCGAAAGGAATCAGATAAAACTGGCCCAACTGTGGAGAGGGCTGCAGGTTCAGGCTTTCGCCCAGCAATGCGCCAGCAAGGATCGTGCCTGCATCGCACTTCTGCAATTCCGGATTGACAGCAACGGCGCTAGTGATATTGGCAATGAAGCGAGCGCCGCGCGCCGGATCACCCAGCGTGTTATTCACGAGATTTTTGTACATCGGAGTCTGGATCGCCTGCGAAAAACGCATCTTCTGCGGCTGCATAGCTTTAGCCATTGTCACTTACCTCCCTGTTTTCAATGCCGTTGTCGGTCATGTATGCCTGAATTTCAGTAATTTTGCTATTGACGAAAGCTTTCAGGCCACGAAGCTGAGCCAATGTACCACGGCACTGGAACGTGCTAGCCATGAAAGTAAACTTGGCGGTCACGACCTGTTCCGCGCTCTCCTTCTGGGAGTCCTCAGTCTCCTGCTCGTCCATAACGGGCGGTTCGGTGCCCATGACCTGAGGCGCAGACAGTTCTTCCTCTGCCACATCCAGAACGGCCTTTTCTGCTTCTTGTGCCCGAAGCTGGGCTTCCAGACGCTGCTTGCGCTCGGCTTCTTCCCGGGCAATACGGTCTTTGCGCTGGCTCACGCTGTTAATGGCAACAGCCAAACTTCCGCACAGCTTATACTCGGCCATGATCTCCGGGGCATTTTCCATGCCGTTGATGCAGGCTACGTCAGCCGCAACCTTTTCCACATACTCCTTGACCTTGGCTTTCAGGGATTTCAGGCTTGCGGTCAACGTGACTGCAACGCCGACATCCTCATAGGTGACCCACTCAACGCCGCTGGCCTTGACCATCTCAGCAAAGTAATCCTTGACCTTTTTTTCCTTGTCGGCTTTCAGCCCGGCTTCTACGTCCGTGATTTTGCCCTTCAGCGCTTCATCTGCCGGGCCGTACACGTCCGTAACGCATTCTTTGTAAACCTCGTCGAAGTCCTCAAACGGCTGCATGATCTGCTTCTTCACGGCCATGCGCCGGGCATCCAGATCCTTGCGGTCACGGTTCAGCGCCGCCCGGCGCTCCTTGACAACTTTGAGGGTTTCTTCCGTGCAGGCCAGCGAAAGCGCCTCCTTGACGGACTCCTGAGCCTGTGCTTTGATGCTGTGCAGCTGCTCCTTGATGATAGGAAGCTGCTGCACCACAATCAGACTATCTGCCAACGCCGTGGTCTGATTGGTGGTAGTAATTTCCTTTTCCATGTGCACCTCCTGATTCTCTGTATAGAAAAAACGGCAGTAGGAACGCTCCTGACCGCCGCTTCGTACCTGTTGAAAAAATCAACCGATTATGCTACAATATGGTTGTGTGTGGTGGAGACCTGCATTTTCCGGCTTGATGTTCCTGCATCAAGCGCCAACGGAACGTGTGGGTCTCTATCCATTTGTAGCGCGCTGACCGTTCTGGTCAGCGCTTTTTTCGTGTGCGGCGAGTATATCCCACACCGAGAGCTGCCCTACAATCTGGCGCTCAGCGGTGATTTTAGGCTGTGTGACAGTCCTGATTCTGCGGGGCTTTGCGGGTGCTCGGAGCCGTTTTCCGAACTCCTTGACGTAACACTTCGCGCCGTACCCCACTTCGATTGCCGCCGGATCTGTAATGACCCTGTGACACCGAGCGCACCTTGTCATTCTTCTTCTTTCCTCCAAAAAGCGCCTGCATCTGCAGTTCGTGCATCAGGCGGGACGCAATAATGATTGCACCAACAATGAGAATCCACTCCCCGCCGATTGCCCAGTAGCCGCGCCAGCGATATGTACTGGGCAGCTGCCACAAGGCCATAAGCCCCCCGGAAATTACGCCGGCCAGCGTGTCCAGCAGTCCAACAACGACCCAGCCCGTCACGGTCAAATGCCTTTCTTTGCGTTTCATTTCAGGTTTGCCCCCTTCATGTAGGTTTCGATCAGTGCCCACTTGCGAACATCCATCGGCTGGTGAACAGCATCTTCCAGTGCTTCTTCGGTTCCGCAGCGGTCACAAATCGTGATGCCCGGAACTTGACGGGAAAGAGCATTGCTGTGCAAGCGCATCTTCATGGTCTGCTTTCCGCATCGAGGGCACGGAAGTACCTGCGCCATTTCGGCGGCAGCATCCTGAACATCCCGATACGTTGCAAAAACTTCGTCCAGCAGCTTCTTCTCGGTGTGCATCTGAATCATTTGCGCCATCTTATGAAACATCCCTTTCTCCTTCCAGCAGCCCTACCATTGCGTTCCACACCTTGTCCGTGTAGGCTGTGCTATACGTGCCAGCAGACCAAGCCTTTTTTGCTCCGGTTGCGCCAAGGTTATAGGCCATCAGAGCGCAATTCACATTGCCCTCGTACTCGCTGAGATACATACCCAGCATATAGCACCCGGCCTGAATGTTCTGGCGGGCATCCAGCAGATCCGTTATGCCAAGTTTATCTTTGAGCCACCCGGCGTTGATGCTGTTTATCTGCATCAATCCATAATCCCCGGTAGAGCTGTGCGCCGCCGGGGTAAAGCCGCTCTCGACCTGCATGACGGCATAAGCCAGTTCCAAGGGCACATCGTAGAGGTCGCACATTTTCTCCGTGTAGGACTGTAGTTCCGCATCCAGCGGCACCTGATATGTAACCGGCTCATACGGAACCGGGTCCTGACGAACGCATTCAACCTGCTCGATCTCGGCCACCACCGGTACCGTAACCAGCGTTTCAACCGGCGGCTTCTGCTGGAAAGCGAACGCCGCGGCGATGTTTCCGACCACCAGAAGCTGCGCCGCTGCCGCCGCTGCCAGCGGCACGAGCGTTTGTGCCTTCATCCTCCTGCACCTCCCCCAGACCAAAGCGTTCCATCGCATACCGCCGGGGCACCCGGCCGGGAAACGTGAGGTTTCCCCTTGCTTCCAACTCCCGATTCATCTGCTGGATGTACTTATATGCCCGGGACTTGCCACAGCCAACCAGTTCCGCAACCTCTGCACAGCCGATGAAATACGACTCTTTGCTCACGACTGCCGTCCTCCTTTCGAAAAACGCATATTGTTCATTGCCACATTCAGGTCGTTGGCCAAGCACATGATTTCGTCCCATTCGGCTTGCTCGCTCTCAGCGATCTGGCCATCTGCGGCGATTTCTACCATTACCTCCCGCTTTGCACAGAAGCGCTGAACCGCAGCCAGAACGCCCAGCACGGCTTCCGGCAGGTCTTTCAACTGGATCTCAGGCACGACCCGTTTGCCGAGATCTGATGTCAACCGCAGATGCTGCACGGCCAGATATGGGGCTTGATACACGTCACACATGGCGCTCGCTACATCGCTGGGCACTGGACGCTGGCTCTGCTCATAGTCCCGCAGGCTGTCAACCGACACGTTCAAAAGCTGCGATGCTTTTTCCTGCGTAAAACCAGCAGATTTCCGCGCATTTTTGTAAATATTCTGGCTTTCAATCGCCATTTTTTCACGCCGTCCTTTCTGGTATACTTGAGATGTAGGTTAGCTCCGGTACGCCACCCCGCTGATGTTCAGGCACTTTTCGATTGCGCCCTGGACGTTCTCGGACGGCACCAGCACACCATTGACGACTTGGCTGATATGCGAGCGAGAAAAGCCTGTTTCCTTTGCCAGTTCCGTAACGGTCATATCGTCATGGTCGATCATGGCCTTCTTGACAGCCACGCACCAATCCGGCATCGTAGTCTTTTTCATGCTTTTTCTCCTTCCTAACAAAGATTTATCTAACAAGTGTATTGAACACTTGTTAGATTTCTGATAAAATGAAAGAGCCAGTACCCACCATTCAACGCGTTCCCCTGTCGTTAAGCGAAGCTGTCATGGGAGCGGCGCTATAACTGCACAGCATCCAACTTGCGGCTGTTGTCCGCTATGCTTTGCAGCGGCGCTTGTCTTTAGGAGGTCAACGTTCATGGTTCGTATTGCGTGGTACGAATGAACCCCTTTGCTGAGAGGTTCTGGGGGAACGCGCTGAATGGTAAGCGCTGTACCCTTTCACTTAACATTTGTTCTGTACAAGTGTATTATAATCCATCACTTGCAAAGTTTCAAGCCGTTTGGGCATCAATTTATGGATTTTGTGAGGATACACAAAATGACAACCGAAAATTTGTATGATTCTATCGCCCTTGCGGAAAACATCAAAATTCAGGCAAAGGCACGCAATATCCAGCTGAAGGATATGTACGCCGAACTCGGAATGAGTAAAGGCGTCCTTTCCAACTTGCGAACTGGTCGCATGATCGCCGCCGACAGTCTGGCGCGCATCGCTGACTACTTGAACTGCTCCATGGACTTCCTCATGGGGCGCACCGTTGACCCCGCTGTGCAGCGTATGGAGTTAACAGATGAAGAGCGCCAAAAGGTTACGGATTTCCTGCAGTTCATTCTGAGCCAGCGGAAATAATGCTCAGAGCCGCTCCGATGGCTCTATTTTGCGTTTTCTATTCTCCCGCATGGAATTTTCCGCCCGGCAGGATATGCGGCTCAAATCGCTTCTCTGTGGACGTTTGTTCGATTTGGTGAAATCAACCATCAATGACGAAGTGCGCGCCCTCGGTGATAAGCACCGTACCGCGATGCTCGTCATTGACGATGGTTGTCCGTTTGCCGATGTACTCAGCTGGCAGTTCGCCCCGCTTCACTCGTTCAAGGTTGTACGGAGATGCTTCCCAACGTCCCTTGTAGGGCTCTGGGATCTTGCGCCACTCCGCTTTTGTGTAGTGACGCATCAGGTCTGCCCCCATTCTTCCCCATTCAGTTCCATCCAGCCGTAGGGGTCGCAGTACCACCAGCTGGATGCACCATCCTCGGTGAGCCGCACGATATCGGACACGCTCATGCTGCTTGCGGACAAACTGGATTGTTCCGTTGACTACCTGCTTGGCCGCACCGATGATCCTGTTCTTCATCAATTGGATTCGTCCTCGTCATCAGCCATATAACGCGCGCCCGCGCGTGATGAAGACGATAGTCTTCATATCTTCTTATTCTTTTTCTTCTTCTTTTCTTAAGAAGATGGGTTTTTTCGGTTTTTAAAAAACCCAATGGGTTTTCACGTTTCACACACATTTAGAAAAATCATCGATTTATCAAAAAACTACTTTGCATCCAATTTTGATATTTGACCTTCAAATTTGACTTTTTGACCTTGAATTTCACTTTTATGTTCGTGTTTTTCAAAACCCATCAAAACCCAAAAAAGCGAACTTAACCGAAAAAACCCATTCGGTTTTTTCGGTTTTTGAGAAAGGCGGGGTTTACACCCCGCCAGGAACCACCTTGGAGATAACGAGCCTCCCGGCGAATCGCTGAAACTTTTCCGGCGAGCGAAACAGCTTCTCGAAATAGGCTGCATCTTCCTCCCGCAGATCCGCGAAGTCCTCTGCCGAAAGCCCAACTACCAAGAACGTGCCGGCAATGATGTCGTAGGGCTTACCGTTCTTGTACAACGCCCGGTTCAGTTCAAGCCCGCAGCACTTGCCCTCCTCATTGCAGATCAGGCCGACCGGGCGGCGTTCATCCGGGTAAATCACCTCAATATAGCCGCCTACAAGGCTCTGCAGGCTTGCAAGTTCGTTGGCAACGTTAATGCGTTCCGGGGCTTTGCCCGGCTCAATTTTCAGTGCTTTCATGGCTTAATTCTCCTTTCTTGCTTTCAGCGGTTCGCCATTCCATGCCACACAGTACGGGTGTGCATCCAGATCAGCGCCGTGCATCCAGCCGCCCTGCACAGCCATTGCGGCTTCCACCCGGTACGATTCCCGGGTGTGGCTCCGCTTGACGTTCTTGTACAGAGCCCCGCCGTGGGACTTCTGGAACGCTTTGGCTTCATCCTCGGTCTTAAAAAACTTGTTGCAATACATAGTCAATCCTCCTGTGTTTCAAAGGTGTTGGTTTCGGTCATGCTATTGTGGTTCAGTCCTCCTTTCTGTTCAGCTGGTACCCAGTGCCGCGATAGCTGATGATGTACCGGTGATCCGGCGTGCGGAACACCTCAATGCGCTTCTTGTCCACGTTCTTGATGCCCAGTTTCCGGCGAATGAACGGAACGGCAATCTTGATGGTTTGGGCGTTGGTCATGTCCTTATTCTGGCGGCTCGGGCACTGTGCATAGCGGCGCATCCGTACCTTGCTAACGGCTTCCGCATCCGCTTCTGTGCCATAGAACTTGTTGGAATCTCCATATCCATTCACTTCGTAGAAGCGCTGGCTGCTGACCGGCTCCAGACGGTTATTCCAAATCGTGTTGACGCAGTAAGCCACATCCCGACGTACATTCTCTTTCTCGGCCACACGGCCAACAAACAGTTCCGTTCCCTGCTTATCCCAGCCATCGGAAAAGGTTCGAAGCAGAACTCGAATTATCTCCGTACCGTTGGTCAGATCAACCTTGGCGGTTTCACCTTGGCTCCCACTCATGCTTGCTGTGTTGAAGTGATATCCACGCGCCAAGTACTTGCTTACTTCAGCGGTGAACATTTTGTTGATGTCTGCATACGTCATAATCGAATCCCCCTTATCGAACAATTGTACAACCGGCGTATTTAAAGTTCTTTGCCGCCACTGCAACTTCGGACAGATGCTTTGCAAACTCTGCTACTCTCTCCGGGTTTGCTTCCGGGCAACTGGCCGAAATGCTAATCTGCACCTTTTCGCCTGAAACCAAACCAACTTCGATGCACTCATCCAGCGTGTCAATCTGCTTTGTGAAATCATGCATCGCCCGGCTCAATTCGCTGTATTTTACTGTTCTCATTGTCCTGTCCTCCATTGGCTCTTGCAATCTAACAAATGTTAAACCGCGAAGGCTCGTTGAATTATAATTCTGTGTGCTTTTTCGCGGCTTAATGTCAAACTAATGTCACGGCGCATTTTTTCTTTCGATTATACTCGTAGCATCGTTAAAAGTTTGCGTCATTCCATTATTCGAGCTCGATTCCGGAAAGTAGGTTTTTGGTTATACCAAGTCCATTTTTCCGGTTTTGGCGTGCATAAATTCCGTTGCTTCCATTGTGTGTTTTTGAGTGCACAATGGATTGCTGTCAAATTGATGTCACGGGTCTTTGGCTATCTATCAAGTGGTTCATTCAGGTGTTAGATACATTATTATAATACACCTGTTTGCAAGAAGCGTCAATGGGCATAGAAAAAGAGGACAGCTTTACGCTGTCCCCTCTCTCACTCGCCGTCTTTTCTTTGGCCTGTCACAGGCTTTTCAAAGCCGGTCCGGTTTCGCACCCTCGGCTCAGGATTCGGTTCCCGAACCAGTATCTCAGTCGGGCTGCAGTCCAGCGCTTCGCAGATGAGGTCTAAATGGTTCAGATTCATCCGCTCGGCGATTTCGTTGTAGTAGTCGCTGATTGTAGTGGGGCGAATGCCCGTGGCGCGTGCCAGATCTGCTTGCGTCCATTTCAGCTCGCCTAGCTTCTTGGACAGTAAAATTCTAATCATATTCTCGCTCGCTCCTTACAATAAAAGATAACTTTTTCCACTGGAAAAGTCAGGAAAATGTTAGATTATCACGAATCTTGTTATTTTTTATCGTAAAAAAGCAAAAAAACACCCCCGTTACCCACTTCGACTTATAGTCTGATGGGTAACGGGGGTGTAATCATTTGCTCCGAGTATTCAGGTCGGCAAGCTGGCGTTGGTCGGATTCCCTATATCGCTCATCCACACCTTCCAGATGTGCAAGGCTTCTTTTCAGTTCTCCATTCCAATAAATCTGACCCGTTTCGGTCTCCATTCGCTCAATGCCGGCACAAATGCAGGATAGCAGGTCAAATGTAGCCTTTCGGCTGTCCATCTGCAAAATATACCGTTCTCGGCGACGCTCATCGTCCTTTTCGCGTTTCTTTGCGGCACGATCAGCAGCTCCCTTGATAAGGATTTGATTCACAGCAAAACTAATCGCTCCACCCAGAAGTGTTCCAAGAAAAGCAACTACCGCTAAAAGCCACGCCGGAACGGCGACAGTGACTGTTTCAGCTGTCTCTGCAAGCACCTACATCCTCCTTTCAGTCCTCCGGCTGTGTCAGCAATTCGATCCATCTCGTTACGGGAAGACGATCCAAGAGCCAATCCACAAGCCGCTTAAGCATTCTTCAGCACCTCCAGCCCAGACTTTGCAGCGTTAAACGATGTCTGGACTGCTTTGCGAATTAAGTCGTCCGTCACAAGGAAGCGAATCGGTGCAGGCACCTTTTCGCGCAGCCAAGACACAACAACCGCAAGGCGCGCCTCGCCCAGTTTGGTACCAACGAACTCCTTCTCCGCTTTGGAGATAGCATCGATTGCCCACTCGATCAGAAGCGCCTTATAGCCGAAGCGAATCGCCACGACGGACAGAACTGCCATAATCAGAATCACGATACAGGCGGTAACAATATTCATAACGCTCATAGATTATAACCCCTTTCTCTCAAAGCTGCTTAGCGAGAGCCGCCTTTGTCTTTGCTCCAGCAATGCCATCAGCTGTCAGACCGTGAGCACTCTGGAACTCCTTGACTGTTTTTTCGGTATTCGCCCCGAAGATACCGTCCTTGTCGATTCCCAGTGCACCCTGCAGCACCGAATTGTACAAGCGCTGCGGGAAGCCGCTGGTGGACTTTTTCAGGTTGCTGGGTCCGAAAAGTTCTGCGACCCAGTTGGACGTGTATGCAGTAGAGCCTGCCACATTCGGGATGCCTGCGTACTGATGCACCGATACATACCCAGTAGAAATATCGTTGATGCGAATTTCCCAATGCAGGTGACTTCCGGTGCTGTGGCCGGTGCTGCCCTCAACACCAATCAGATCTCCCAGTTTCAGCTTCTGCCCGACGGCCACGTTGATTTTGGACAGATGCCCAAAATACATATAGTAGGCAGTGCTGCCGATACGAACCACAACACGCTGGCCAAAACCTTTCTTCGGAAGCGTTGCACACTCCCATCCAGCACGAATAACCGTACCGTAAACCGGGCAATAGATGCTTTTGTCTCCAATGCCCACGAGATCATATCCTTGGTGATATGTACCGTTTGCTCGCAGGTTTCGGTATGCCTGCGACACTCTGAAAGTGCCCTTATACGGAGAAATCAAAAAATCCACCTCTATTCCAAACAAAAAAGCCGCGCTGACCATCAGCACGGCTTCTCTCAACACTTTATAGCATCGTATTCGGCTTGCAGGATTGCTCTCTGCTCACCATAATTTTCAGGCTCTTCTCCTGTTTCAGCTGAAATGTCCTCCCAGCAATCCAGAAGATGAACCGCCGATGCTAACAAAACTTCGAGCTTTTGTTCTCGGCTCAAATAAAAGCACCTTCCATCAGGATTCCTTCGGTCGCGGACCGCAGATACGCAAGGCCTGCGCCTTGGTCAGCTCGCCCTCATCAACCTTTTCCCACACGCCTGCAGCGGTGATCTTCTTCATGCGGTACATAGTGCGATAAAACTGTTCCTTGCCCATTACAGCTCACCTCCCATAAACAGAGTTTCCAGCACGCTCACACGCTCTTCCAGAGAGGGCGCAGCTTCATCAGCGGTCGTCCATGCTTCTGCATAGACCCACCAATCATCAGCCGCCGCCGTGATGCTTTCCACGGTTTCCTCTGCATAATCGGAACCCAACTTGCAAAGAGCCGTGGTGCACTCCCACGAAGTACCGCCCTGCTCTCCTTCGGGAGCCTCGGTTCGTACCTCATGAGCGTCCTTACGCAGGTACAGCCAAGCCGTACCGTCCGGCAGTTTTTCCAGCGTTACCGCCTGCGGATTATGGTCAAGGTTCTCGGTAAAAATCATGCTGCTATCCTCACTTTCTTCATTGCATTTCTTTGTGCCGTTACGCGGATTGCTACTTTTGCGGCCGTGAACAGCTTTTTTCTGTTTTAGGGCTTCGCTGATTGCACGAGATTTTGTCCAGTCAAAATAGCCGTTATAGCTGACCAGCTTGTATGACCGCCAGACCGGCACATATCCATTTCGTGAAACATCAGCCTTGGCTCGAATGTACTGCCGCCGAGCCCTCAGAAAAATTCTGGGGCGTATCGTGGTGTAGGTACGGTGCATCACATAGCCAGCCATATCCAAACCCGGGCATCCTTTTGCCGCTCCCGTTAGGTGTCTGCGTTGATGCTCTTCAGCGGCGCTAAGAAAGTCCACACGAACCCACTCGTTTTTTATTGTCAATCCCAGTTCGGTCAGCGCCCACTTAGTCAATTTTCGGGCTGCACTCTGTATGTCAGCCCATCGTCGGCCAAACAAAACAAGGTCATCCATATAGCTACCGCTGCGGATCACGAATCGCGTGGATGCTCCACGGCGAATCTTTGCATAACTCATGACCTTGACCAGCATATAGCTGGCAACAAGGTTAAAAAGCCACGCTTCAAGATAGCCGCCGATAAGCAATCCCTCACCCGGAGCCATTGCTAAAAGACATTTGACAACAGCCAGAAGCCATGTTGCTCCCGGGATTTCTTTCTGCAGGATCTTCATCACAAGTTCCTGTTTTGTGTGGGCGTATGCCCCCTGCACATCCAGCTTTATTGCATACTGTATGCCAAGACTTTTTCTGCGAAGCCAACGCTCGACTTGACGCTTCAAAGCGATTTGTCCCTTGCCGGGAATACTGGCAAATTGATACGGCAACAGTTTTGCCTGAAGCAACGGGCGAAGTCCAAGTACCGCCAAATGCCCAAAAGCTTGGTGCATTGGACAGCAGTTAGACAGTTCCCGCCGTTTCATGCTGATTCCATCAATTCTGTAGAACACGCTCACAGGGTCAAGATCAAGGTCGTCTGTTTCTCCGTCCAACAAATCTTCTATCCGTTGCTCCATTTCAAGAGCAATCCCATTTACGGCTTCTAAACGCGGGTTCCAGTCGTTTACGCGGGCGGCGCTCGATAGTTGTGCACGGCTTACACCTCCATATTTTTCCACCGTAGCGAGGTAATCCCGGCGGAACCATTTCTTATCAAAAGCTTCAAGGACAGCACGCTCGCACATTTCATGATTGAGCGACAAGTACCTCTTTGTTTTCATATCCTTAAAGCCTCCAAACTTGCTGATGTTCAACGGATTTCGGTTGCCGTTTCAGGCCTTAAATCAGGCAAAACGGATTTCTACTACTCACCGCCACGCAGTCCCAAAAACTGCGGCCACGCTCTCACCAATGCGTCCGTATATCTCGAAACGCTCAGCTGCATGGTGTCGGTATAACATGATCTTAGTGGTCAAGCCACAGGCGCAATGAAACGCTTATGCCCTTTTGAGGGCTATTTATCATCAGCATTCCGGGGCACGCCGTTCCAGCTCGAGTTCGCCGGGGAATTGTTGCCATTCGCGCAAGGCAGGCCGCAGTTAGCACCGTCATTCAGGTTGCCACCGCGCCACGGGGCGTACAGACCCGCCGAACTGGGCGAAATAAACGCAGCCACACGCCGCTTCATTGCTCCATAAAATAATCGGCTTGCGCCGATGGTAAACCATCGGCGCAAGCTGGGAAACGTGAACGGGGATTAGGGGGTTACACCCCCTCTATGTGCCTACGGCACATATTCACCCTCTCTTTTTGCCCGAGCCAGCAAGCCGGGGCACGCCGTACCAGCTCGAGTTCGCCGGGGAACGGTTGCCAAGCGCGCAAGGCAGGCCGCAGGAAGCACCGTCATCCAGGCCGCCACCGCGCCACGGGGCGCACAGACCCGCCGAACCGGGCGAAATAAACGCAGCCCGTACATAGGTGGAACCGCTGCCATTGAACTTTTCATACATCATGGCTTCCGTACCCAACTTGCCCAGCTTACGGATATAGTGCCACGACCAAGTCGCCTTGTCGTTCAGGTCGAAGGAGCCGGTCTGGGCATAGTCCGAGGAGATAGAACCAACCTGCTTCTCACCGCTCTTGCAGGAGAACACGTCATAGTGCCAGTGGTCATCGTCCACGATGCTGGCTTTCCACAGAGGGTCAAGCTGTTCCGTATAAGCGCCAATCTGCATCTCGATGCCGGCCACACGGTACGGATATTTTCCGTTCGTCAGATTACCCCGACATCCATCGCTATGCCCCTGCACGCCCTCTGTTGTGCCGGACTCCCACGGCATAGTAGATACCAGCATCGTGGTCGTAGTGTCGATAGGAGAATCCAACTCAAGGTTCAGAGCCACATACTCGGTCTCGCTCACGGTCACATTGGTAATGCTGGAAATCTTGGCCCAGTTGAAAATATTGTGATTATAGTCCGTGTTGCGGTCCGTTCCCGTATTCTCGCCACGCTCACCCATGCAAACAGCAGAGCCCACGAGGAAATTTGCCCCCTGCGCTTTCGTCACGAGCACTCGCTTTACTCCAGTTTCCGCCACAGCAGGGCTGTACTGGTAATTATAGACAGTGCAGCCCTCCAGCTTGCCGCTGTTGCTCAGCGTCCAATGGCGCAACCGCCATTGGGCCAGAACATACTGCTGGTCGCAGTCAGTCCACAGGGCATCATAAGCGGTAATCTTACGAGCCATAGGGATAGCTGCGTTGGCGCTTGTCCACGGCATTGGGGGCAGTCCAGCACCGCTGGTCATTCCACCCTTGGAATTTTTGCCGCCAAGGAAAGCCGGGTGCCATGTCAGCCAGCGGCGACTCTTATCAGGGGCCACATCGCCAGCCATAGGATCATAGCCGCCGCCCTCGAAGGTGCGGAAAGAGTTATACAGGTATGCGCCATCCTCCCACTCCTTCAGCATCAAGGACAGAGCGAAGCAGTAAACGGGTGCGGTTTCGCCGGAAAGATCAAACCCGGTTTCACCCTCAACTGCCAGCACGTTCATCGTGCCATCTTCCAAGGACAGCGCATTGGCGCGAATGTACCATGTGAAAGGATCCTCTTCCGACCAGTCTGCGGTTTCCGGGCTGGTGTCAGTCAGAAGCGGAGCCGCTTCACGCCCGTCTGCCAGATCATCCAGCGGGGTGCCGGTGTAATCACTACTCACATCATCACTGTAGAAGCGAACGGTGTAGGTTTTGCTGCGAGCGCTCTCTGCGAGCATTTTCGCAAAGCGTTCCAGACGCTGATACTTCGTCACGCCATCACCGGCAGACAGCGGCCACCAGCTCCAGAAGATTTCTGTGGTATTTTTGCCATCCAGCAGACCGCGGAATGTTGCATCCACGAATTCTGCGCCGGCAGTACCGGCAGCAATGCCTGCCAAAATGTCATTTTGGCGTTTCATCTGAGCGGCCAGTTCCAGACCGGTTTCATCGCTCATAGGATGATTGATAAGTTCCCATGTGTCACCCATTTCTTATACCCCCTTTTAGGTGCTTTTCTTGATGAAAAACGACAGCCGACCGCTCTCGTCCGGGCCAAGTGCATAGCTTGCAGAAGCAGCGCTTGCCGCAGCCTGCTGGGCCGCAGCTGTCGTCTTGTTCAGCAGATCCTTCGATGTCTCAGCAGCGGCCTTGCTGGTCTCTGCGCTATCTTTCGCCGCATCCGCAACAGCTTTTGTCTGACTATACAGTTCATCCAATTTTGCTGCTGATTTCCTGCGGGCGATTGCGTAGGTCAAAATATCAATCATACGCCACCATCCTTACATCGGGTAAAACTTCCCGGTAGAATCGGCGATGTAGATATTTCCTGTATGAATAACCAGTGCTTGCGCCCCCATCGGTGCAGATTTGATATTCTGCAGGTCTGCTTCATCGTCGCAGTAGTACACCGTGGCCGGCTGGGCTGCGGTGCCATACTGCTGCATAACTTTGAACATAGAAACTCCTTTCCAGATTATAGCCATGCAACATCTGTAAATCTGATTTTTGTTAGAAAATCACGGATTCCGTGATTTTAACTGCTCCTGCGGACAAAAAAGGCAAACCGGCCATCGGCATCCGGCCCGAATGCAAAATTGATAGGTGCCGCCGACCCTGCCACCTGATTGGCAATGTCCGCTGTCCGATTCATGTAGTTCAGCGCATTTCCTTCGGACGCTCTTGCATCTTCCGCACTGTCCCTTGATGCACGTTCGCTGGCCGCTGCAGAAGATGCATTTTCCGTGGAGATCCTTTCGGACTTGCTGGCCGCAATCGCACTGGCATTTGCCGCAGATGCACTCTGGGCCGCAGCCTGCTCCGAAGCGCTGGTGTTGGCCACCAGCTGCTTGATTTCTTCCACATTTTTCAGAATTGCATCTGCCACATCATCGCGGATTGCATAGAGCAACCGCCATTCATCATTACCGTCCAGGACGTATTGCGCCGCCATTTCGATGCAGTATGCCTGACTGGCCGGCTTTGCAAATTTTTTGACCTTGTACGATGAACCCGTGCTTTTGCTCGTAGGCAGACCTTTGACATCTTTCATCGTGTCCACATAGAATGAGTACCATGCCTCGGTTTCGGTTTCCAGCAGGGTACTCGCAATCAGAATCGCCATACATTCTCCTTTCAGCTGATTCCGTTTTCATCAGCGAATTTCAGAAGGGCTGCTCTTTCGATTTTAAGAAACTCTTCATAGTCGGCAGCGGGAAGTATCTCGAGAGCGTCATCTTTTGGCAGTTCAGCCTTGATGGGAAGGCAATCCCCTATTTCAATGTACCGTCGGTTGTGATAGTATGCACTTGCGAGCACACGGGCTTTATGAGCCCAGCAGATGCCCGTAAATCGGCGGTTTGCCGTTCCGTACATCTCGTAGTTCAAGCCGGAGCACCAGCCACAGCCGGCAGATACAGGGCAGTCAATGCACTTCTGCTCAGACTGCGATGTGAGGGTGATCGCATCAAGTTCTGCTTTTGCTTTGCGTTGGGCATCAGTGGTATACAGACCGTCATAGACGCTGCCGAAGCGAACTTTCTTCGACTTTTCCTCGCCAATACTGATAGGTGCATACCGGATGCAGGGATACGCAGATCCATCAGGAGCAAACGATAGCATAGAGCCCGTGCCACCACAAAAGTTGTGATTGTCTTTAGCTCTCCCCCCTAAGAGGCTGTCAAAAATTGTGACCAGCACATCCAGCTTGTTGTTCACAATGTAGTTAGCCGCAATTTTCAATTGGCTGTACAAAACATAGCCATCTGATGGATTATAAAGAGGCTCATAAGCATAGTTACAGGCAATGCTGTCGCATCCCTCATTCAGCATCATTATGATGCTATCTGCAATGTACTTGAACGAACCGGGAACGAAAGTCATTTTCGTCGAACCGTTCCAGCCGTACTTTTTACTGTCTTGAAACGCCTCCCATGCCTTTGCGAAGCTTCCGTTCCCATGTTCATCAAGCCGGTACATATCATGAAGCTCTTGCACGCCGTCAATGCTGACGGTGACAGACATCATTTCATGATATTTTTCAAAAAGGTGCTGCGCTTCAGGACTGAACCACAACTGACCGTTTGTGGCAAACGAAATTCTGGTAAACGGTGCAAGAGGGATATTGCGTTTCCAGCATTGCTCAAACCAGTAATCGCAGACACGCTCGATCAAAGGGGCTTCCAGCAAAGGCTCTCCCCCGATAAAGTCAAGCACAACAGCTTTTGTGTCTTGGTTGACGAAGTCAGAGGTGTTCTGCTCATACAGATCCAGCAGATAATCAACGATTCTTTTACCGGTTTCGGGAGTCATGCGCTCTGCTCCTTTGTGGTGTTCGTAGCAGTACGAACACCTGAGATTGCACCCGCTGGTCACCTGAAATGTAACATTACGGCAAGCACTTCGCGTTTCTGGCAAATCACGACAGTACAATCTTTGGACAGAATTGCCGTAATCCTCAAACCGTTTGCTTTTCAAACAACCGCACCTCCTTCCGGCCAAAGTCAAATTGGTATCCGTCGAAAGGTTCACGGCTCAAATCGATGTGTTTTTTCAGTACCGCGTTCTGCGCCATTTGCAGTTTCATGTGAGCCATACGGCACAGTTCCGCATAGTGCATGATAATTTCCTTTGTATCGGAGTTTGCTTTGGCGTTCAGTTGGCGATTAAGCACTGCCATAATTTTTTCGTATGAATCAACCTCATAAAATGCCCGTTCCACAGTCTCGCTTTCGACTTGGGACAGTTCAATAATCTTCATGTTGGCACCCTTTCTCAGCAGGCATCAATCTTGGGAAGCCGCTCTACGATCTGAGTATACCGGGCCCGAATTTTGTTCATAGCTCCCATTGCAGAAGTCAGCGCCCGAAGATTTTCATTGAAGTTCAGCCGAAGATAATCGGTCAAAGCACGAAGAACGTACCACATCGCAAAGATATCTGCATCCTCAGAGCAGACATATTCCCCGGCGCTCCGCAGTGTGTCTCCGCATTTCAACTGCTTTGTGACGGGGTTTGCAGAGAAGTTGAACGTCCGAACTGCCAGGCCAAGTGCTAACAGGTTCTTGCGTTCATCTGATGCGCTCTCAATTTTGCAAGCTTCCAGCGCCGAATCGATTACAGTTAAACAGTAGATAAACCAGTTATCAAAATCCGTTGCATCAAGAGCGCAAAGGGCTCCAACATAACTAAGGCACCAAAGCAGCTTGTCTTCTCCATTGGGCGTTGCAGAAAGAAGCACATCCCAGTCCTCTGTATTTACCGGTTCCTGCTGAAGCAGTTTGATAAGCGGCAGATTGCGGAGGTATGATGCATCAACATCAGCATCAGCATTTTTTGCATAATGAACAGTCATTTCCATATCATTCTCCTATTACCACAAAAGTCCTCCAGAACAATTTCCTCCACAACTCCCGCTGCAGCTACCACTACAGCTACCACTGCAGGAGCCAGAGCAACCGTCGCAACTGGTATCGCAACTGCTCGTACAGCGCTCGCCGCAGTGCGAATTGCATGAACCCTTGCAACTATTAGAACAGCCCGATTCACAGTTCAAAAGGCAACCTGAACCCGTGCAGGTTTCCTGACAGTCACTAGCGCAATAGCTTTTGCAGTTCGTGGTACAGTTACTTGCACAGTCGTCTGCGCAATTTGCGCTACAGCTTCCCTCACAAGTACTTGAACATCCATCACAACTACCAGAACATCCTCCCTTGCAGGATGTCTTGCAATTGTTAGTGCAGTTATCCGCACACGTCTTTGTACAGCTTCCTGTGCAACTACCAGTACAAGTGCCTACGCACGTTCCAGCGCATGTACCTGTGCAACCGCCAGCACAACTTCCCCCGCAGTCATTGGCACACGTCTTCGTACAGGTTCCTGTGCAGGTGCCGGTACAGCTGCCAGTACAGGTGCCTGTACAGGTGCTGGTACAGTCGTTGGCGCACGACTTAGTGCAGGAACCCGTGCAAGTCCCTGTGCAAGTGCTCACACAAGAGCCGGTGCATGAGCCGGTGCAATCATTGGCACAGCTTTTTGTGCACGAGCCGGTACAGCCTCCCGTACATGAGCCGGTACAGCTGGAACAGGCTGAATAGCAACCCGTAGTGCAGAGCCCCGAGCAAGCCCCGCCGCAGCCGCTGGATGTTGCAGTTTCAGAAATCGCGCTCAATTGGCTAAGCAGTGCAGCCGCCCGGGTGAGCACATCTGCAGCAACCTTGGAGCCGTTTTCCGGTGTGATAGCGCTTCCGGTAATCGCCGAGATAGGCTGTGTAATTTTCTGGATGTGCTCATTGGTAATTTGCCTACCGGCCGCAGGGGCGACAGAAAAAGAACTGATATAAGCCGCCATGCTTCCAACGCTCTGGCCCTGTCCTGTCCCTTCGCTTTTTCCGCGACGATTAAGTTCAGCGTCCAGCTGTTTTTTAAGTTCTGTGTAGTCGGCCGAGTAAACCTTTGTGCTTCTTTGAGCCATCACACACCACCTACTCTCACCTTCACAAACCGCAGATCCGTGCGGTTATCACCCTCACAGGCGTATCCCACAATTTTGTTCGCCGGGTACGATTCGCACGAGCCGACCGCGCGCCCAACGCCGGGCGCGCTGGACAGAACGATGTAATCGCCCGTATGGACAGGTCCAACCACTTTCGTGTGAACACGTCCTGCTAAGGACACCGGAATAAAATCGGGCAGGTTTTCCTCAAGGAAATCCTGCCCTTCAACCACTTTATTTCCACCAATGAGCATAGCGTACTCATCCGTGTGGATGCCTGCGATACGGCTAGATAGGTTCGTGGCCTTGATATACCGTTCCATCTGGCTCCCAGTATCCAGAGCGATAATATCACCGGGTTCGGTCTGCTCGCCACGCGGCATGAGCTCCGCATAGTCGTTGTAGACAGCATCGTAGACACGCTGCGCGGAAATATCACCTGACACCGACAAAGACTTAAAGTGTGCATCACCTGCGGATGTCACATAATGTACCGTGCCGTTTGCAAAATACACCGTTCCGGTGAACGTGCCGCCCACATTGCGCATTGCGCCAAGGTTTTTGCAGGCATCAGCGGAGGTGCCAGAACCTGTACCACCGCGTTCAATCGGAAGGTTCCCGCTTGTAATCTGGCTTGCAGAATGTTCATGCGTAGACGGTGCAAAAGCATTCGCGTGTTTACCATCAACCGTATCGGCATCACAGCCTTCCATCAGCCCGTATGCAGCCAGCAGGGCCACAATCTGTTTCGCCGTAAAATCGCTCTTAGGCAACGCGCTGTTTGCCGTTCCCTTAACGGTAGACAGGTCGGAAATGGCCTGATTCAGCAGGGCACTCAAAATATATGTAACCATGTTGAACTGCTGGCTTGTCGGCTTTCCGTTCAAACCGCCGACAATAGAAGCCCAGCCGCCTTTCCAATCCTCCAACGAAATGTCTTGCTTCACGCCAGACACAGAAAACGCCGCAGTTGCATAATCTTCAAGCGCTCCTGCACGACCTTCTGCCATAATAAATCACCCCCAGTTAATTGATGGACTGTGCAAACATTCCCTCGCCGAAACCTGCAACTCGCGGATTGAGATCCACAAATCCAAAGGTTTCTGCGTCCTCGGTCGAGCAATCCACGCGAACTTTTACTCCGGCCGGGCGTACAATAAGGTCATGCGTTCCCAAAATAGACATGACCATATCAGAAAACGGTGCCGAAATCGAAAGGAAGATTGTCGCCGGAACATCTCGGCGTTCACTATAAACCACCTGCGTTGCTCCGAAGATGATTTTGGTTGCTTCAATGATTTCATCCGGCGTACAGCGGCAGGAATTGACAAAAGCCTTATACTTCAGGCAGACGCGATAAATATCGTCATTATCCGCAAGTTCTCGGCTTCCAATCATTGCTCCAGCCTGCTGGCGGGTCAAGCAGACCAGCTGTCCAAGCCGGTCAAGCCAAACACCTGTGCAGCTATCAAAATTGTTCAGATTTTCCAGACCGCCCAGAAACAGAGAGGCGTTTTCATATTCCGGCGTAACGGCCCAGATGATGCCATCAAGGTTTGACATTTTTTCAACGCTGAGAGGTGTTTCTTTCAGAACTTCGTAGCCCATTAGGATACCCCTTTGCTGGAAAACTGCAAAATCCATTTCCCGGCTGAGTTCTTTCGATAGATTGCAGGCGGGGTTATAATTCTGGCAATGCTTCCCATTTCGCAATCTTCTGGTAAATCCTTCAGATCATCTACGGTATCGCAAATATAGTCCCCCAGTTTGCTCTCTTCGTAAGACTCCAGTTGAAACTGCATCGGCAGTTTGCCATACATTTCCTTATAAGCGTCAATCATGCTTTCACCACCCGGATGCCGCTCATGCTAAGAACCGGCTGTTGGTTGATTTCAACCGGGACAATGCCTGTCAGCATAGAATTATCGGCAACTCCTTCAATGTCCGGTTTTTCGCTCAATAAGCCTCGGATTTCGACATAATCAACGCCGGACACGCTTTCCATGATGGGGCGGATGAACGTTTGCAGGCGAATTGTTGTGCCTGCTGAAAGTATTTCTTCCATCAGCAGGGACTTGATTCTCGCCGCATAATCATCGTCCAGCCCGCCAGAACTCGTAACCGTAACAGAGAGCAGCAGATAAACGTCATTCACTCGAGTAAATTCCAGATACTGCCGATTGCCGTTAATGTCGGTAGCGTAAGCATAATGCTTCCCGTATGCACGAATGCCGCCTGCTTTGTTTTTCCAGATGATGTTGGCCACATCTTCATCGCTGCCGCCCTGGACAACAATTTCAATGCTATGCGGAGGTCTGCCCGCCGCATCGGTCGTATCGTTGTAGTTCTCGTATCCAGCCGCAAAGGTCACACCATCCACATCGCTGTACAGCAAGGAAACGATGCTTGCGACCGTGCCGGTGCCGCGGCTTGCAACACGGTTTGTGTAACTCGTTCTGGCCTCGGCATCCGTCTGGGTTAGTCGGCCCTTTATCGGCGCGATATCATTGGTGCAGGCTGTCCAGCCATCCACAGTAGTGACAATCTGCGTAATAACACCATCAGCCAACACATAGCTGCCATATTCCGCGCTTTCAAACTGGATATTGCTGGTCACTTCCGTAACCGTAATGTACTTGCACAACGTTGCCGAAAAGCTGTCAGCGGCGCCCGATGCAGTCAAAACGATTGAATGTTCTCCTTGATCGTCAGTTTCGTCCGAAACAGCAATGCCGAACTTTACCAAGGCATCAAAGGACTGGACAGCCGCAAGCATCTGCGAGTACGCATCGTCATACGAGGACACGGTCATTTTCTTTGTGACGCTGGAACTTTCTGCATAGGTTCCAACTTCTCCGCTTGTCGCATTGCGAGAAACGCCAAAATCAAACGTAAAGGTTCCTGCAATGCTTTCAATCGGACGAATCGCCAGCTTTCTCCAGTTTGCGCTGGAGATTATGGATGCACTGACCGCCTGAAAAGTACGTTGCGGTCTGCTGCTCGACTGAATCAAAGCGCCAACCGGAATGACCGTTCCCTCTTGGCCTGTACAAGAGATAAAATACTTAGTTTTGGCCTGTCCAATGCGGCTCACCCCGCCCACCTGCATCACGTTATCTAACGCAACGCCGCAGGCCGTATTGGGGAAAAGCTGCTGATATGCAGCAGCATAAGCCTCCCAGAGTTCTGCCGGGGCATCCGCAAAAATTGTAAACAAGACGTTCATCACGCTTTGCGGGTTCTCCGATGGGTCAACTCCGACCTCGTCTTTAAACCTTTTGCAGATGTCGGTGTAAATTTCATCCAGTCGGCGCATTTGAAAGCCCTTATCCGTCACTCCGTAGTCCGACATGGGACAGTTCCACCTCGCTTTCTATTTCTCCTTCGGTGGTGGTCGCGGTAAAAGACGCTCGGAGCGTTCTGGTCTTTGCATCCTTTATAAGGTTGATGGTGCCCACCCCTGTTACGCCATCAACGGCAAGGATTTGGTCTCGCAGGGCCTTCTCGATCAAGGCTCGATTCGGAACCTTCACAAGGATTGTTTCAAAGTAAGGCGTGCCCATAGCGGTATTGAACACCCATTCTCCTTTGATCCAGCGCAGACGAATTTGCACACCTTGCCGAACGGCATCGATGATTTCAAAATCGCCGGTTTCGTTGATGTATAAATCACCATCAGCAGCAAGCGCAAGGTCTTTCAATGCCATTACTGCGGACCTCCTGTCTTTCCGTGTACGCCAGCATGGGTATGCGTATTCATTACGATGCCACCAAGTACCAGCGTGCCAGAAATGTTCACGTTTCCTTGCACCTGAATGTTGCCTTTGATTTCCGTATTGCCGGTAACATCAAGCAACGGAGTGGTAATTTTGGTACTGCCATCCGTCACCTCGATGTTAGAACCGCCTCTTTGAACAAAGACGGAACTGTCTTTCAAGGTTATGGTTGTGTCTTGCTTTTTCAGTTCGATGCAGTCTTTCTTGACCGTGATGGTCGCATTCGGCGCAAAAACAACTGCTGCGTCCTCACTTCCGGCACGCTTAACCTGCTCGCTAGACGATGCAGGCAAGCCCGGCAGCAAGGTTGCGTTGGATAAGTCCCACTTCAAGTCCGTTCCAGAGCCGCCCTCTCCAAAAATAGCCACACATCCATCCCCGGAATGCACAGGAAAGGCAAACCCGATTGTGCCGCCTGCTCCGGTAGGCATCAGGATAGCCGTGCCCGAAATTTTAGGGTAGGGTACTTCCCTATCATCATCGGTCGTTACTTTCAAATCCGGCGTTAGTTCAGCAGTGAAATTTTCGGACACGTTACCAACCTTAGCAGGTGCCGAGGTGTGGATATTATCCCTCATGTACTGGTCGATGATGCTCACGACTGCATCGTGGAAGTCCTGATCCACGCTATTTCACCTCCACAAATTGCCCAACGCATTGCCAATCGTCGCCCTCCGTATCGCCAATGAACCTGATTTTTGACGCCCGGTAGTTTCCCTTATCCTCTCGGGATTCTACTTTCACATAATCGTCAATCTGAATATGGCCATTCAGGCAATACGTAACCTCAATGCCTTTCTTGGCCTTTCTTTTGGTCGTATTGGAACTCGCGTTCTTACTCGTTGAAGATTTGCTGCTGGTCGATGCGGATTCAAAGAAAGGCTTCGGTGAACCGATCATGCCGGAATCGGCCGAAAGGACATAAGCCGCCATCGTTAGCGGTTCATCCAGTGCGCATATCTGAATAATACCATTCTGAACACTCCAGCGAAGTTTGCTTCTGTCGCACAGCCGCCCGATAAGCGTCTTTCCTGTGCCAACAAAAGCAAAATTCTTAAAGTCGATCATTTTGGCCTTGGGGGAAAGTTTGACTTCACATCCCATTTCTTGGGCAACATCCCTGACGATTTTTTCTCCGTTCACAACGCCCGAATAACTCAGGCTCACCGTTGTATCTCGTGCGGATGTAAAGCTGTCCACAAACTCAATTGTGGTCTGCCGGTCCGCTCCGTTTGTTTCCGTTTCAAAGCACGTCAAAGAACCGCCCATAATAACGGGCAGGTCATCACCATATCCAGCGCGCAGCTCAATCAGGCAATCTTCCTGCTCCAAAAGGCGCAAGGTTTCATCTGCCAGATTCCAAAGTGTGATTTTCCCCGTATTAGAACTTGAACTATCACCAATTTCACAGGAAAAGGAACATCGGATAGCCCTCTTCGTTTTTTCGTTGGGTTTTCCGATTTCACGACCGACAGAATTATTTTTCCCAATTCTTACTCGGTACTGTCTATCCCAGATATCCATCTGTCACACTCCAAGCTGTCTTGCAGGAAGGTATAGCAGTTTCGCCTTTCCGTCCACAAAATCATTGCGGCCAATTGTTTCCTGCTCCGTTTCAACGCCAAGGACGCCCGGCGGGCCTCCTTGGGTTTGATAGTAGAAATTCCAAATTGTCCCCGGCACGAGCCTCGCCATGCCGAGGATAATATTCATTTCTGCATCGTAGATGCTAAGCATCCAAAAACCGCCGTATGCGTTCCATGTCAGCCGAAGATTGTAATATACTTCGTCAAGGTTCACGCGCATAATGGAATCGTTTCGGTCTGGTACAGAGATCTCATAGTATTCCAAATCCATCATCTATACCTCACTTAAACAATCCAATGGCTTTTGCCCCAGAACAAAGAATGCTGCTGCGGGAAGAAGATTTTCCACTATCGGAAGATTTTGCTGTGGAGGTGCTCTTCTGGCTCGCGCCAGTATTCTTTTTAGACGTTCCCCCTCGAGCATACTTTATGCTGATATTGGCAGTTTCTGTCGAATTGATAGACACCTGCTTCAACTTCAGTTCAATACGCTCGCTGTTGCTTTCCTCTTTGGGGAACGTCACACTTTCGATGCAGACGTTCTCATAGCTATCGCCTCCGGCCGTAAAGGTCATTGGCATTCTTTTTTCCCACAGCTGACGCAGTTCTTCTACTGCGCTTTGCACCCGGCTCGATGATGCCGGGTGCCGGTCCGCCCATGTAATCGGCGCGTTAGAAATCACAGCTGTGACATCAAGCGTCACCGCTTCCAGACAGATGTGGTCACTGGCGCTATATCCTTCTTCCGTTGCATAGCCCGGGATCTTGCTGGACAATGTTTCCGGGCGTTTGATGATAGCATCAAACTCAAAATCTCCAAGTCGAGCGGGCTGTGTCGCTTCCATCAGGCATCACCTCCCGTAATTAAGCGCATGCGCCAAATCTTTCGTAGATTGCGAGGACTGCGAACTCACGGTAGACTGCAGTTTGGATGCGGCATTGCGATCAGACACTTGGAACGTGTAGCTTTGTCGGTTTTCCTGTTTTACAGTGATGTTTTTGGTGTTCGTGGTTTGAGTAATCGGCCGCTGTGATGCCGTTGTTGTAGACACCGGCCTTCCTCCCGAAATAAACGCGCTGGCGGCGTTTCTGCTTGCAGCAGTACTCCCAGAAGAAGTCTGCACCCCTGTCGGCGAATTTCCACTGCTTGTGCGGCCGCTGCCGCCAGAGGACTTCCCGCCTCCCATACCGCTAAAGCCAGACGGGTTCTTGTCAGAACCGCCCCCTCCATCAGAATCATCGGAGCCATCGTCGTTTCCGCCGGTAAAGAAATTCTTCACGCCGTTCCACAGGTTCTTGGCCCAGGTGATTTTATCGCCGAACCAGTCAAAGAATCCCTTCAGCCAATCCCAGATTGCCTGTGCGCTTTCTTTCAGCGGTTCCCAGGTTTCGCCAAAAGCAGCCCGTCCCAGGCCATTCAGGATGTCAAGAAAATCCTGCCACAGTTCCTTGCAGCCGGTCAGGAATTGCGTACAATCACCGGTCTGAAAGCCTGTAATCAAGCCAGCCAGAAGATCAAACAGGTGCCCGCCCAGCGTGATGATGTCTGCGGTCAGGTCAACCAGTCCTTGCCACAGGGCTTGCAAGACAACTAGAATCGTGCCTTTGTGCTCCTCCCAGAACTGACCCAGTGAATCAAGAGCATCTCGGCCAAATTGCTTTGCTCCCTCAAAGAATGCGCTGATTTTCTCTCGCAATGCATCAACGTCAACACCGGCTTCGCTCAGGAGCCGGCCAAAGACGCTGTCGCCGCCTTGCAGGAAGGTGAAAACATCTTCCAGCACAAGGAACAGCAAAAGCCATTTTGCGGCCGCAAGGGCAGTTTGCAGATTAAATCCTTGCAGGAGTTTCACCGCGCCTGCCAAAAAAGACAGAATCTTGCTTCCATTGGTGGCAAGGAATAGAGCCGTTGCGACCATCACGATCAGCTTCAGCAGCTGTTCCACGCCGCCAAGTTTCTCGGCAATATTTTTCAGCCATGATGTCAACCGTTGCGCTTTTCCCATCAGGAAATCGCTTATATTTTTTATTCCGGTTCCGATGCGGGTCGTGATACTGAACATATCGTCCATGTCCGCGATCCAAAGGCCCCACTGATTTCTCACATAAGTAAGCGCATCCCCGATGCCGAAGCCCAATTCATCAAAATTTTTCTGAATGTCACTTTCTGCAGCAAAAAATGCTTCCTTCAGTTGTTTGGCCGAAAGTTTTCCGCTCTCTGCCAACTTTTGAAGTTGCTTTTCGGATACTCCCATTGCGGAGGAAATAGCCTTTACGACCTCCGGGGCCGCTGTTTTCAGATTTGAAAAGCCCGACTTGTCCAGCTTACCCGCAGACATGGCCTTTTGCAGCACGCTCATGGTGCTGTCAATATTCGCTTCCCTGCCGGAACCTTTTTCCAACTTCTCAACCAGCGAAACAAATTTCACAGCATCATCAACCGGAAAAAGTTTGCTGTTCAGCTGGATCAGCTTCGTCACGCTTCCGGCCATCACGCCGTATTCTTCACGGCAGTCCTGGGCACCTTGCAAAATCTTCTGTTGAATCTCTGCCTGGTCACCCATCTCGCGGGTCGCCCCGCGGATGGTATCATTGATGCTGCCGAATTCCTCTGCAAGGCTAGCAATCTTAGTAAAGGAAAAGCCGATGCCGATTGCTCCAAGTGCTTTAGCTGCAAAGCCTTTTACTTCGCTGATGGCGTTTTTTGCTTCATCGACAGAGTTTTTATCAACCTTGAACAGAATTCGATTGACGAACTTTCCGATTACAGTTTCCTTCGCCGCCACTTATGTATCCCCCCTTCTATCCTCCTGGCTTTTGGCATACTCAATGTCCCGCTGCATCATAATCAGATCGTAGAGTTTCAGCATTTCATCCAGATTATAGACATAGGCCAGTTCGTACATCGATGCCACCCGCTCACGAATCAGGGTATACATAATCCATTCAAGGTTCGTTACTCTGTCGTTGTCGAACTCTCCGTATTGTTCGAGCTGCCCGCATGGCGCACTTTGAAAAGGCGTCCAAAGAGGGTGCTCGCATCGCTGAAAAAACCGCTGAAGTTCAGACGGATAACTTCAGCGCAAAGGATAAGCATACCAGCAAGGTACTGACAGAAGATTTCGTCATAAGCATCTTCATTCATAACTTCATAAACCCCATTTTCGGGATTCAGAACGCGCACATTGCTGTGGCTCAGCAGAAGTTCATTTACCAGCTTACTCAATGTTCTTCCATCAATGCGGCCAAGCGCCTTGACCAGCGAATCCTTGTCCATGTCCATCCCGTCAAACATTTCCATGTGAATGGCATCCTTATCGTTGCTTGCAACCGAAACGGTGCCCAGGATAGGCAGGATGATGGATGCGACATCGCCAAAGATGTAGGTAGCATCCCTTGCGCCAAACGGGCGAATCTTAAACTGGTATTCACCAACCGTAATGTCGCGCATTTCCATGCGTTTCATTTTCATATCAGGTTCCTTCCTTTCAGTTCTTCGGTTCCATCTTACCAACAGCCCGCAGCGTCCACTCCTGGCTCTGGCCGGTCTTGCCATAAGCACACGGGGCAGGCTTGGAAACCCATGCCTTGGACGCTGTGAAGTCCGGGTTAGAGCCCAGATCCTTGACCTGCATATTGAAAAGGCCGTTGCCCGGGGTCTGCTTGTTATTGTTGTACTGCTTCAGCAGCCAGTTGTTTGTTTTGGAACCGTACTGCAGGACCAGCTTGATTTCGTAGCGAGGATCATCCGGAATCGAAATGACCACTTCGCCATCTGCGCCGGCTTCATCTGTCACACCATCGCCCTGCGGAGTGATGGTGATAAAACCATCTTCCGTAAAGCCCGATGCGATATGAATGCCCATAGTGCATAAAACGTTTTTCGGGGAATAGACAGTTACATCTCCACGCATTTAGCGGTGCTCCTTTCTCAGTAATTCAGTGTGCCGCCAATTTTTGCGGCGATCAGTGCGCCCGCCAGCTGCGCAGTCCACGTCACACCGGTAAGGCGGCGGCTCTTGCGGGTTGCGGCATCCAGGTCGGCTGCACGCGGCACCGTGACGGTATAGGCGCGGGATGCTTCTCCATCATCAGAGGAAGCATCCTGCACAATGCCACCAGCACGCACGCCCTCTTCCAGGGCATCAATAACAGCATTCTGTACCAGCGCGATGCCCTGGTCGGTGTAGGGCACCTTGGGCAGTCCTAGGAGCAGGTTCAGCACCTTGGACTGAATCTCGGTCTTCAGCCAGTCACGGAAGCGGATGGTGTCAATCCATTCGCCGCCGCTCACCTTGCCGCCCTGCACCATGGCCTTGCTGCCAACGGTCGTATAGTACGAAATATTGCGTGCTTCCAGGCTTGCAATATCCGTAGTGGACAGACCCTGCGCAGACACCATGGAAAGCGACTTGAAGCACCACTGCTCACTGCCCGGGTCATAGGAAAGGAACCGGGCAGCGTAGGCGCAGTTCACACAGTCATTCTCTGCGGTCGCATGAATCACTGCGGTGCGCAGCATAGCATCCGATACCGGAGAGGACGAAATACCAGTAGTTTCGCAGACGCAGAGTTTTTCATTTGCTTCTGTCCAGTCCGCGATGCTCTGGTAAAAGTCCTCCTTGATGCCCGCCGGGCAGATGCAGTACCAGCCCGGCATACCAATGGCCCGGTCAAGGGTCACATCCACCTTTTCGGTGGAACCGCTGGACAACTTCTGCACCGCAATCATGACTGCAGGCGGCTTCGGCGACTGGCCAAACACCTTGCTGGCCGCGATGTACACAGGATCATCAGACGTAAAGCCGGCCCCTTTGAGGTCCTGCAGACTGGCATAGCCCGCCACATCAGGCGTAACACGACCGCCGGGCGTTTTCGGCAGCGGGCCCATGATAAGAATGGTATCGTAGCCGCCATCGATGGACATCGCCTCAGAAATCTGGATATTGACCTCAACGATTTTGTCGATATTCACGTTGCTTTCACTCCTTTACTCATCTTCAAATTTCTTCTCGACTTCAACCTCATCAAACCATCCGGCTTTCATGTCCGCGACCGTTTTGGATGCCGCGCTGGCATGGTCTTCCGAATATTCTCCGTCAGCCGGAGCCAAAGCAGCGTACTCCTTCGTACTCTGCACAAAGTCCACATAAAAGGAACAGCGCGCCCTCTCTACGCCGGGCGCGCTGTTGTGGATTGCTTCAGGTGATCCGTCTGCGCATACCGTGATGTTCATGGCGCGCATTTTGTCACCCGCGTATTGGCTGTCAAAGAACTGAACAGCCTGCTCAAGGTCATCTACGGCCGTTGACAAACCAACCTTTTTCACCCCGGCGGCGTGCTCTGTCTTGCTCTCGGTGACCAGTTCAGCAGAAAACGGAATGTGCTTGCTTTTTTCCTGCCAAAGAATACCGTCCTCGATACGCTCAAACGAACCAACCGGGTCGATGCGTTCAAAATCCAGAACGACATACGGGAGTGGTGGGCGCACGGAATTGGGATAGCTGTAAATCACCGTGCAATGGGGGTACAGTTCCACAAACATGAGCCGAACCTTCTCACGACACTCAGCTGGTGTCATTGGCGTTCTCCCCTTTCTCGCCCTCAACGGCTTCAAACTCCGATATCCAGTGCTTCAGGATTGTATTTCCCCAGTAGATGGACGATTTACAGGCGTACCACTGCCCCATGTAAAGCAGGCGGTCACCGGTCATTTGCTTATCCGGTTCCGTAGGAAAAAGCTGGACATCGCTATACACGGTCAGAATGCCGGTCGTAGAACGGCCGGAAGCATCATCCTGATTGCGGCGCGTTTTGGCCTGTACATCAAGCGGAAGCTGCATATCCGAGTAAGTTGTTTCGGCCGTGCCACTGTCCCACCTGGTGCCCTTATAGCGGCGCACGGTGTACATCTGCTTAAAGATGTTCATTTCTTTCCTTTCGTGATAACGTACTGGCAGTTCTGACGCAAAGCACCCGTATCAATCAGGGGTTTCGTGGAACTTTTGCCCTCAATATGTACAGGCACCGGGCCTTTCTTGCCGTATTCATTCATCATCCAGCCGCCCTCGATGGTAATGGGTGCATTGGGGGCCCATTCCTCATCCTTGATTGCATCCTGAATCATGGACTTTGCCTGCGAACCTATCGCATTGGCAACTTCATCAGCTGTTTCCAGAGAGGACAATGCCTGCTGCGAAAACTCTGACAGTTCTTCCGAGTGCTTCTTAATGGTGTCCATAAAAGGGCGGGCTGGAATCATCACAGAACCATCTTTGTGGAGGGTTCCGTAGTGGTTCCAGTAGGCAACCTCGGCCAGCGATGTTTCATCGTCAGCCGCCTTTTGATCCGCCTGATACCCAACCTCTATGGTCACATCGGCCAGTTCATTCAGGCGTTCCATCGCCGCTCTGCCCTCCGGGGTCAGGTCAAGACCAATGTCTCCAACTACCGCCATAGGGTGGGCCTCCTTATCGAATCATGATGGGCACGATATGTCGGTTTCGAACCGAAATAAACTGCAAGCCGTAGGAAGTAAGCTGATATTCAGCATCTCCGGTAGTCCCGGCAGTGCTGGTAGCAAAGGAAATGCTCACTCCACCTTCGGATACGCTGGCAAGCCGCCCGGTGTTCGCAATGGTTCCAAGAGAACTGTCACCATTGCCTGCCATTTTCATAGCATGACACACCAAAAGCGCCACAGCCAGATTATAGTCCGCTCCAAATTTTTTCTGCGAAATAACCGGTGCTTGCAGACCAATCCAGAACGAAATGTCTTCGTCCGACATGGTCTTAAACTCGGTGCCCACCATCTTTACGATTTTGGTAATGGCAGCGATATCAGGCGCATCCATCAGGACTCAGCCTCTGCCGAAGCATCGGAAGCGGGCTCCGGCTCAGCCTTGGCCTTGCGTGCCTTCTTCTCCTGTACCTCCTGCACATAGCCCATATCAATGTAGAAAGGCACCGCATCCTCACAGGCTGCGTCAATGTCCGCGGTATCGCCCGGCAGCAAGGACACGCCGCCGATGCAGATAGGCTTTACAGAAATGTTTTTGATCTTCATGATGTTGCTCCTTTCTTACAGGCCATAGACCAGGCAGGCAGACAGAGGATAAGGAATAGCCATGCCTGCATCGCGCCCTTCGCAGTTGATGACAATTTCCAGATTACGATCCTGCGGCGCGTGCTGCAGGAATGCCATAGGCACATCATGGTACATCTTTTCAGCGTCCTTGGTGTACAGCAGGCCGATGTTCTTACCCGTGGTGTTGTAGTCCGTATTGCCCTTGGACAGTTCGCCAGCAACCTCCCAGTTGGTAATCTGGGGAGTATGGTCCTTGATGTAGGACAGCACAGATTCACCGGTGCCATCAATGCGGCGCAGGTTCAGGCTGGTGTAGAGGTCATTGGGCATGACCCAGGAATCCGGGTGCTCCACACTCTGGGTCAGGGTGTCAATGTAGTTCAGAATGCCGGCAATGTCTGCGGCGATTTCATCGGCCGTTTTGCTTGCCCAGTCAGACTTGCCGCTGGCACCGTTCTGGAGGGTGTAGATGGGGATATTATTGTCGGAGGACAGCACGCCGATGATGCCGGTCTTTGCATCGCCGTTCCAGATCAGGTGATTCACCTTCACATCATACACGCGGCGGGCGGCTTCTGCACGGGCGGAGTCCAGAGACTTCATGATGCCCAGAACGGCATTGCGGCGGCAGGCGCGCAGTTCCTGCACATTGTAACCGTAGCTGTCACCGATGTTGACGATTTCAGCACGATGGGGAGTGCCCTTCACATCAACGCGGGGCAGGTCTGAAGCATAGTTGGCGATGATGTCAGCAAAGCCCACAGGCTCATAGGAGTAGTACTCGATGTAGGCTGCGCCCTCATCGGTATCGCTGGTCTGCGGGAAGATTTTCAGGCCAGACAGTTCCGGAAACTCCTTGTCATACGCCTTGGTCTTAACGTGAGCCAGCTGCTTGGCAAAGAAGATGCCTGCATTGTCAGCGGCATCCAGACGAAGCGCTGCGCCAGGGAAAGGATTCTTATACGCCTGATTGATAAGCGAAGAGCATTTGCCGGACAGGGCAACGCGGTCTTCCTCGCTGTAGCCATTGGCGGGGTCAAAGGGATTAAACTTAGCCATAGGTTATACCTCCTTAGAGCTGCTCTACGAACTGGGCGGGTGCGATGCCGTTCTGTGCCGCACCGATGAAGCGGGCCTTAACGGCCAGGTTGGTGCCCTTGGTCGGAGTGAACTTGCCGGCATCATCACCGGTAATCACCAGATACACCGGCTGGCCATAGGCGGGTTCCACAGAATCAACCAGCTGCACCCACAGCTTGCCGGACTGGCAAACGTCCAGGATCTGGCCCTTGCGCAGGAGCACGGCGCCATCATCGTCCATTTCGGTATTGGCGCTGTACATCACAACGCCTTCAAACTTATCGGCAGTTGCGCCGGTAGCCGGCAGGGCAATATCCTTGCCCGGCTCGGTGCCCTGCACAACGCCGCAGCCGAAGAACAGCTTGCCATCCTCTGCACCATTCCGGCGGGTGACTGCATCGTAATTCGCACGGTCATAAAGCAGGCCGGGCATACCGCGGCTAGGCTCGCCGTAGTTCATCTGTACTGCCATATTGCTCATAGCTTAGTCCTCCTTCTCGCCAGCATGACGCTGGATCATACGATCGCGGGCCTCGTCAGGGTTGTTCTTCTTGCCCACATTGCGGACTGCCGCATTTGCGGAATCAGCATTGAACACCTGACGACGCTGGTCTGCCACAGTCTTGCGACCATTGATTTTACCCTTTGCGATATCAAAAGCCGCGTTGATGTAGGCTTTGCTCTTGCCATCCAGACGCATACCCGGAATAACGGCATGAACGACCTTTTTCTTTGCCTGCATTACCGGCATGGACTCCATGCCATCCAGATGCAGCTTATCGCCCAGCCGACACAGTTCCACACGCTGGCTGACCTGCGCGGCAATGGATGCGGCGCTGTCATGGTTCAGCTGGTTGCTGGAATCGTCCGAGGTATCATCCTCATCTTCGGTAGGCTTGGTGTCGTCCTCTGCAGCATCAGCGCGGGCATTTGCGGCATCCAGCATAGACAGCAGGGTGTTGATGTCCGCTTTAGCCTGACCGTCCTCCATGGCATCACGGCGGGCAGTAATCTCTGCCAGCGCATCGGGCTTTGTAGGATCATCCTCGCCATCATCCTCGGTGGGCTTTGCAGGCTCACCGCCTGCTGCCGGGTCATTTTCATCGTCAGCAGTAGCGCCGCCGGCTGTTGCCGCCATGTACGCCTTGATTGCTGCCTGAATGCCAACGGGGTCAAGGCCGGGAGCCGCAGGGGGACCGCCCGCATCCTCGCCATCATCAGTGGTAGGCTTCGTAGTGTCCACGGTGGTATCATCGTCCTGAGTGGGGTTGTTCATCTTTTCGTTCTCATCCATAGGGGTCATACCTCCATTGTTATCTTGGCTGTCCATATTCAGGCGGGCATCATCACCGGCACGGGCGACAGCAACCAGTGCCAGATGATTGACACGGATATGGGTCTGGATTGCATCATACGGCTCTCCGTTCCATTCTCCGGGTTCCATGATAAGGTCCTGATAATACCCAACAGACAGTTCCCGCAGACCGGATGCCTTTACCGCATCCGGGTCGTCAATGACGATTTTTGCACGAACGGTTTCTCCGTCCTGCTGTCCAGGGGTCAGGATTGTTCCCACTCTCTCCCGGCGGGCATTGTCCTTGTCGATTACCTGCGCATCGTGGGTTATGATGATGGGTTTTCCCTCATAGCTTGCAAGGCTTTCCGGGGCAAACACATCTTCCGGCCTGCGCAATTCTCGACGCTCCGAGCCATCTTCCAGCGTGTACTTGAAGATGCCCGTGCGGGTCAGGATGGGGTTATCATAAAAATATCCCTCGGTGCTGTAATGCTCATCGACAGGCACACTGTCTGTCCGCATTTCGCTCCGAAGGACTAGCGGCGGATTCTGTTTCATTGTTTCTTCTCCTTAAAGGCTGCAGAATTCAGCCTATCGAAGTTAAAGACAGGTTTTGCAACACAGCGGCACTGGTAGTCCTCTCCGGGATTGCAATGCCGCCCGCTATACACTTTGCCGTGCTTTGTCATGTACCACATGGCCGGCGGATCGTCATAACGGAATTTCTGGCCATCAAGTTCACGGTGGCATTCGCGCACACGTTCATCACCTGATGAACTCCAGATATATTCCTCTACCCCAGCGGATTCCTGCCTTGTGCGGGTCAGATTCGCGCTCAGAGTGCCCACCTGGTCACGCGCAAGAAGATTGGCTTTCGACTTGGTCACATCAAACCGGCGTTGAATTTCATTGGAAATCGCCGCCGGGGTGCGGCCTTTTGCAAAACCCTCAATAATGACGTTCTCCATATCATCGAAGCAGTCGCTTTCAATGCTGGTAATGAAGCTGACATTTTGCTCAACCCATCTTTTAAGCATCAGGTCGTATCTTTCGCCGAGAAAGAAGTCGTCATGGATATCCACTCCCAGCGTGGCGCGCACGCTGCGCTGCCATTCTTTGAGTTGCCGCCGGTCGGTGTAGTCAGCGCACCGGCGAACATCCCGTTCCAACGGATCGGTTTTCAGCCGCCGACTGAGCCGGTCACGCATAATGCGGAACCTGTTCTGGATGCGGCGAACCATGTCGCTGTATCCATCATGTCTGATGCTGTCGGAGCCGGTTTTCTGTTCTTCCGCAACGATAGCCAGAATTTCAGGCATGGATTCTCGCACAATCTTCTGCAGTTCTTTCAACCGCCGATTTTCGATTGCGCGCATCTTGCTTTCTGCCCACTGCGGATACTCCGGCTCGATCTTTGATTTTTTCATCATTGAAGAGCGCCCGGTCATGCCGGGCCCATTATTCTTCACAGGCATATCCACCTCTTTATCTTTCCGGGAACCATTTTCCCTTTGCAGACATCAAAAAGACCCTGCATCTCCACCTTGATGCAGGGTCTTTGTTCTTATGGCATGCAGCGCTTGAATTTTTGACCTTTTGCTTACAGCGCGCATCCGTCCAAGTGCGAAGCGGAAGGAACGCGGTTTATGGCTCCGCGCCGGCTCTGTCATGGAACAGGCCGGAACGCTTCGCAGCGGTCTGTTGGGAGCAGGGTCGGTGCTCCCTCATGCCATCGAGGTGCCGATTACGGTGTACGGCGGGTGGTGCTGGAGGTGGGGATTGAACCCACAGCCTGACGGTTACAAATCGCCTGCTCTGTCCTATTGAGCTACACCAGCGTAAAAGCCGAGGGTACCGGGCTCGAACCGGCGGTCTGGGAGTCAAAGGCCCATGCCTTATCCAACTTGGCCAACCCTCGATATGGAGCAGTCAACGGGGCTTGAACCCGCGGCATCCTGCTTGGAGGGCAGGCGCTCTACCAACTGAGCTATGACTGCAAACAAAAAGAGCCTTCGCAAAGGACGCTCTCGCGTCACCTGCAAAGGCTCTCAACGCCGTTATTGTTAATCAAACACCTTTTTGCCTGCGGCAAATTTCTTTTTTGCTTCGTTCAGGCTGATGCGGTTATACCCGCCGCGATAATCGGGATCTGCGCGCTGTACGCCGTCATTTACCCAACCGCACACGGGGCATTCCTCAAAATCATCGTTCTCTTCAAAGTGATGCTGCCCACACAGCGGGCAAATGGTTTCGTCATTCATCGTTCTCTATTCCCTCAGCCTCAAGTCGGCGTCTATAATACTCTTCCCCATCATCGGGCTTGAACATCGTTCTTACGCCTTTCTCCGGGGAGCCTTTCGCAAAGTCATTTTTCTTTGAATCGTATCGGCATATAAGGCCATCTTTTGTCTTATAGCCCTTGATGCCGTTCCCACAGGGGCTTTCCAGAAGTTGAACCGCCCGCTTTTCGTATTGCTCCTTTGTCGTAATGCCATCGGGAGCGTACTCGGCGGCGTGGGTTCTTCCGTTTTGCCAGTGGTTATTCAGCTTCTGCTTGTTTGGAAACCCTTTCACTTTGAAAGCGTTTGCGCCTTTTGCCGAAACTGCGTTAGAATTTATTTTAGCATGACTTTGGGAATCATTCAAGTCTTTTGACGAATTTTCCTTGCCCGATTCATCTTTTGACGTTGTGTTCCCCATGCTGGAGAACTTTCCGTCCTCATCGCGCTTGTGCTTGCTTGGGTCGAAGTCATCCAGCGTCAGGCCCAGTTGTTCAAGATATTCTTCCACACTCCTGCGGAATGGGTCGAACACCAGCCCGCCGGGGACCTCTTGGGCAAGAATCTGTTCTGGGGTGAACCATGTGGCGGTGAACATCTCTTCCTGATCGCACACCGGGATTCCCGCATAGTCGTTGACGCGGTATATCTGCACAGGGAGGATTTCTTCTGGTTTTCCTTTACAGTTACCAAGATAGGTAATATTTCCAACGTCAATTCCAAACTCTTCTTTGGCTTCCCGGCGGAAGGCCACCCCCGGCGTTTCTTTCGGCTCAATATGCCCGCCGGGGCCACACCAGCCTTGGCCATCAGAGCGGTGCCCGCAGAGGATCTTGCCGTCCTGCACGACAAAGCCCGCCACATAGCCGCAGTCTCCTTCATCGGTAACAAGACCGCTGGCATCCGCGGCATTCTGTTGCTGGCTATCAGCGGCTTCCTGCTGGGTATCGGCTCCGCCAAGTCCCCAGTCTTGGTGAATGTCCGCTTCCGTGAGAATGTTCTCTGGGTCAAACTGTTCGTCACGAACCATCGCGCGTCGAACTTCTTCAGCTTCGACAATTCCATTTGTGACGTATGTGCCAGCGGTCTGTGCTCTGGTGAGCTGTGCCGCAGCAGCAGCTTGGTCTTGTGCTGCCTTTTCATCGTCAGACGGGCTCCACGCGCTCTTGTAGGTCACGGTGTACTCAGGTATCTCCTTGACTTCCCTGTTCCAAACCATGCCGCGAAGAATCAGCTCAACGAGGGTACGGGTGTTATCGCGGAGGTCACCGTTTTGGAGACCCCCGACGAATTCCTTGTAATTCTCAAGGTCACTCTCTCCAGTGGCATTCTCGCCCGCCGGGGAACGCCCAAAAAGCCGCGTCTGTGGGATATGAGATACAGCAGACAACATCGCACAGGCATTGTCCAGAATGTCTTTAACGCCAGCAACAGACAGGGATTGAACGCCCACATCCTCGCCGTCGGCATCAATAATGACCATGTTCAGCAGATTACGGGCAAGGTCAAGCATTTCCATACGCTGAAGAACCGTATCCTCGCCGTCTGCCGTGGAAAGCACACCAGCAAGATTCTTCATCTTGTAGGTCACCATCGACAGCCGTTCCAGCAGGCGGATAGAATAGCCGGGGCCTATGCTGGCATTTCTCAGCTCTTCACGAATGCGCAGATACTCCGGGATGCCCCATGTGCGGTAGAGATTAGCCATAGTGGAACTTTCCGGGATGTCCGAGTTATGGAAAACAAGGCATCTGGACGAATGCACAACATAGTTGCCGTACACGCTGTTGACTTGGTAGTACTCCGGGATGCCAGTGCCGCCCCGGCGGTAATCCTCATCGTCCGGGTTATTCTCATATCCATTGACCCAAAGAGGATACATTTCGTTGCGGCCATATACCAATAGCTCTTCGACGCCGTGCACGTCGCGCCAGTTCAAAGGATCCTGCAGGAGCCGCCCGTCGTCAACCAGCATCACCACAGCAGCGCCGCCAAAGAGCCGCGCCCAGCGCAAAGCCTTGGCAAATTTGCTCTGGTATCGGACGGTCTGCAAGTGGTTGTCGATCTGCTTCTGCAAGTCTTTGTCCTTGATGCCGAGGTCGATGCCGTTCTTGGTTGCGTCGTCAGCCGGGGCATCAATAACGGTTGAAAACAACCCGTTTCCTGCGTAGAGATCGGCCAGCTCCGTATCGCTTACCGCAGAGCCAGACGCCCACTGGTAGTACTCCGTGCTGTCGTGCTGGGTGCCGTACTTGTTCAGCACATTATAGTAACCGTCAAGGCGCAGCTGTGTTTTAATTTTTCCGGGAATAACTTTTTTCACGCTTTCTCCTTTCCGATTACGTTAAATCAGGCTGTGGACATCAAAAATTCCGCCCTCGTATAATGCCAGCGCAACTGCATCAGCCCGGTCCGGGCTGGTCAGGCCGCGCTTCTTTAGCGCCTCTTTGCTTTCAAGTTTCAGCTTGGAGGGCGTGCCGCTGAAGATGTACTTGCGGGTCGTGAGCTGACCTATCAAGGTCGCGTCATCCGGCAAATGCAGGAGACCAGACGCCGCCATGTCGCGCAGGACAGCCCACATCCATGTTGAAATATCGGCATATCTCCCGGCGGCTTCCTTGTCAGGAACAGCAGACGAGAAATTGACAGGAACAACCATGAGTTTGTTCAGCTTCTGCCGAATCTTCTCCCTGTTGAGAATATCCGTCACTCCGCCGCCCACACCCGTATCGTCAATAATCGCATAGATCAGACCGCGATACTGCGGATACGCTGTGCGCAGGGCCTTGTACATTTCGATAATGTCATCGGCTGTCGCGTACAGGTCTTGGCCGTGGCGCGTGACCAGCTTTTGAATGTCCCCGTCAATGTTCTTCGCAATGGCGGTGTCGTCGTTGCCAAAGCGGGCCACGTCGCACCCAATGGAGATTCTGGCCGGAATGCTGTGCTCAAGCGGTTCAGTATTGACCGCTTTTGTGGCAAGCGCCATCGGAATAAAGACGTCGTCCTCATTTTCCGGGAACTCGCCGTCAACACGGACGCGGACCACATTGCTGTTCTTGCCGAACTTTCGCTCCAAGTCAGCGATATTTTGCTTATTCGTGCGGGGGCTGTCCCTGCTGGACACCTTCATGCAGTAGTAGGACTGGGCATCCACGGTGTGCGAATCGTGGAATGTGCCAGTGTTCTGCGTTGGATTTCCGCACATCAGTAAGCGGTTGTTGTCTCCGGAAAGCGTACCCTGTATGGCCTCCATGATGGGGTCAGCAACGCCAGATGCCTCGTCCACCACGAAAAGCATATTGTCTTCGTGGAAGCCCTGCATATTCTCTGGCTTAGTGGCTGTACGGGCCACGGCGAACCAGCGTTTCTCATGTCCTTTCATGTAGACACGGGTCTTTGTCCATACAAGCATGGTCTGCAAGACAGGACTGCGCTCCTGCCACTTGGCAATCTCAGCCCAGAGCACATCGTTCAACTGCTGGCGGGTCGGTGCCGTGCACACGACGCGGGGATACGGGAAGCAAGCCAAAAACCAGAGCACCAAGTTTGCTTCAAAAGCTGTTTTTCCAACGCCCTGTCCTGAACGGATGGAAACTTTGCGGTGCTGTGCAATGGCCGTGGCCGCTTCTTTTTGCCATCTATCCGGCTTGAAGCGTGTGACCTCTTTGAAGAACAAGCAGGGGTCTTTGCGGTACAGCGGGAGCCGTTTGGCGAAGACTTCACGTTGTCTCAGCGCCATCGTCTTCACCCTCCACTTCTGCGTCCGCCGCCTCGACTGCCGCTACCCAGTCGTCTACCAGCTCATTCTTGCCGCTGTTGCTCATTCTGCGCAGGTCGGCAAGCTGCTGTATCACCTTAGACTTCTGGCGCTGTACATCGGTCAATAGCCGCTCTAAGCGCTCCACGATAAGGTAGCTCGATTCGGTGGTGGTTGATGTCTCAACGCTGGTGCCGGGGAGACGTTCTTCCTTTTGCACCTTTGCATCTATCCGCTCAATGTAAACTTCCTTGTCATGGGCCTCTTTTTCCTTATCCTCATCCAGCCGGGTAAAAGACCTGCTGGATTTTGATGTATGCACCGACTGGATGTGTTGCTTCTTTTCCTGAGCTGCCGTGATGCGCTGGAGCAGGAACGCTTCGCGGGCAGTCAGCAGTTGAAGCTCCTGTATCAACAGATCCTCCGCGTCCACGTCTTTCGTGCAGTCCTGTATAGCTTTCTGGTTTTCTTCGGAAAATGCACCAAACATCACAGCTGACCAGCCGCCATGCTTTAGCGCATTCTGATTTCCCGGCGGTGCCCCGCCATGATTGCCAACAGCGTTGACGTTCCCTTTCGGCGCGCCGCCGCGATTCGGCCTCTTCTCAGGCTGAGCCGCCGGGTCTTGCTGGGCGCATTTTGAAGATGCACCCTTTGGGTGCGACGAGGTGCGCTTCTTGGGTGCACCCTTTTGTGCATCCCAATACCGCTTTTTCCAAGACTTGACCGTGTTCAGCGATACACCCAGCTTCTTTGAGATTTCGGTGCATCCCATCCCTTTCTTATAAAGGGTGAACGCCTTGTCTCGCGTTTCCATCTACATCGCCACCACTATCCTTCTTCATTTTCTGTCCCGGTGTCGGGCCGGGCCGTTGTGTTGTTCCAAAGAAAAAGCGCCAGCTCTTTGCAGAGCCAGCGCCGCGCCCCCTCTTACACGATTCTTGCAAGAGCGGTTTTAGAAATCATCATGTTGCCGAGTTCCACGGCTAAGAAAGTGCCAACGAACAGCCCTGCGGCCGTCAGCAGGAACGGCGCTCCCACCATTGCGTGCAGCTCCACTCCGATGAACAGAGCCACGGACAAAGAGAGGATAACAGCTTTCCACAAAATCCCCAGCTTTTTCCACGGCCCCCAAACAACAAGGAGATACGCTGCTCCCTCGGCCATCAGGCCAAAAGCCACATCGACAGGTCCAAACGGGCTGGTTGCGTTTGCGATTGCGATTCCCAGCAGAATCGCCGGGGCATATTTCTTGTCCTTGAACGGGAGTGCACAGAGCATATTTGCAACCCGGAATTGGATTGCACCCCACGACAGGGGGTTCATGGTGGTCAGCGCCACATACAATGCTGCAACAACGGCGGTCTGGCAAAGAGCACGAGTATTTTTCATCTTGCGCCCCTCCCTTATACTGTTACCGTTACATGGCCGTGCACACCGTCGGTCACATCCGACTCGACCTCGACCCAGTAGGGATGAATCTCCCCCGTGAGCCACTGCTTCAGCTTGCAGGCGGCGTCCTCAATGACAAGGCTCTTGCCATCCAGCTGCTCACGAATGAACTTGTCGATTTCGCAGTAGTCCGGGATCCACTTCTTCGGAGTGATAGTCACGGTGAAGTTGTTCGTGTAGTCTGCCTTTCCGATAGGGCAAAAGCATCTGCACTTCTGGGTGTACTTGATTTTCGACACCCCATACTCATTCTTGAACTTAGGCATTTTCCTCTCCTTTCGGCTTCTGGACGATGAACAACAGCTCTTTCGCCTCACGCGGGAATGGGATAGCCATAAACGCTGTGAGGAATGCAGACGGGACATAGGACTTCATGCGTTCATAGAAATCCTTGAGCGCCGGCGGCTGTTTAGAATAAAACTCATCCATTTCGCGGACGCTGGTGACCAGACCGACCTCCTGCACAATGCTGAATCCGATTTCGGCCAGCTTGGCTTTCAGTTCATCGTAGCCCCACTCATAGACATGAGCGCGGTACTGGGTCTGATACCCATTGCCTGGGGTGTTCGGACAGGAGAGGAACATCTTTGCACTCGGCTTCATCACTTTGTAGCATTCTGCAAGGCTTTTTGCACCGTCCGTAGGGTGCATATGCTCAATGGCAGAGGTGTAAATCACAAAATCGGCAAACCCCGCCGGGATGACTTTCGACATCTCAGCAACGTTGCCCAGCTTCCAACCCACCCGGAACGGGTAGTAGGAGGCCAAATCCTTGGGTTCGAGGTTCTTTGCAGTTGCGCCGCGCATCGCTTCCTTGATGTTTGCTTTGCTGATGTCCACTCCGGTATAGGATGCAATGTCCTTTGCGTAGTAGCGCAGCAGCGGGAGCATCAGAGAGCGCCCACAGCACACATCCAGCACGTTCATCCCCTTTTTCGCCATATGCGCAGCGGCAAGGTGCTGGATATAGTTCATAACGTCCAGATTGGTAAAAAATCCGTCTCTGAACTGCATATAAAAATTCCGCATCTGGTAGGTGGTGCAGAGAATCTTTTCCCTGTCCATGCCATCCTCGACGCGGTAGACGATTTCTTTATCCACGCCATTTTCCTTTCGTATCAAGGTATTTCTGGTACTTTATCCACTCTCTCAACGAGTACTCCCGGCGGCGGCGATAGTCAGCACCGATCATCCCCTTGGGCGGTCTGACCACGACCATCTCCGAACCATTGAAGTACGACAGCCCTCCGAAATTGACCTGCGTAGTCCATGTTGTGCTGTCCACGCTGTAAAAACCGAAGCTCACTGCATCCTTTTTGGTATACCCCAGACCATGCACCCGCACCCCGCAAGAATTTGCATACTGCACCAGACGGCGGATATATCCGTACTCACTGGGCTGTATATGCTTGATTGCAAAGCCGCCGATGCCGATGTAGGGATAATCCCTGCACAGGCGCTTGAACTCGTCCAGACCACGGGAGCGGTGCCAGACCGGAATGCTTTGCTTTCCTGTCTCTGCTTCAAGACGCGCTCTCATGCGTTTTACAGCGTCATAGCCTACGATGGAATCCACATCCAGCTCGAAGAAATGCTGCACGTCGTTGCGGTTGATAAAGTCGATGTATCGACTCAGGTAGCCATCCCAATCTACTGGCTTTGAAGAGGCTTCTATGCCGTGCATAAAAGTAAACGCCCCGCTGTCGAGCAGGAACATTTTCCATTTTGGAATCTCTTCGATTTGCCAGGGCCGGATGTAAAAGAAACTCTCCAGAACGTATTCCGGGCGGTACTCTTTTACAATCTTCTCGGCTGGGAATGTACCCGCCAGACACAACCTCATGTCTCAAACCATTCTCCGCAGTGCGGGCATTGGATGAGCTTAGAGCCGCTCTGCTGCGGCACAGCGGACTGAGAAGATTCCGGTTGGGTAGATTGCTGGGTCTCGGCGCTCTGCTCTGCATCGGCCGCTTTGGGCGGCTGTTGGACGGGTTCCGTAAAGAACTCCTCGAAGTCGGCATCCTCCACTTCCCGAAGAAGCCCATCAAGCTCCACCTCGCTGAAACCCGTGTCCGTCAAATCAACGTCCAAGGCTTTCAGCGCGTCCATTTCGGCGCGGAGAACATCATCATTCCACGAAGAAGCCTCTGCCACCTTGTTGTCTGCGATGCGGTATGCGCGGATTTGCTCATCCGTCAGGTCATCGACCTGAATACACGGCACTTTGTCCATGTCAAGCCGTTTTGCGGCCTCATAGCGGGTGTGTCCTGCGATGATAGTTCCTTTTCCGTCGATGAGGATGGGGACACGGAAGCCAAACCGCTTGATGCTCTGCGCAACAGGCTCAATGGCCGCTTCGTTGTTCCGGGGATTGTTCTCATAGGGATGGATCTGCGAAATATCCTGATACACTACTTGCTGATTCATTTTTTCTCCCTTCTTTGCTATCCCGCTGGCGTTGCGGGTCAAATTGGGGAGCGGCGGTTTTCTGCCTCCTTTCCGGGCATAAAAATACCCGCTCGGTGGCGAAACCGGGCGGGCAATGCGCTATGATTAGAATTTTACGGTATTATTCTACCACATTTTTCATGCCGTGTAAATGACATGATTTTGACATCGGCCTACTCCATATCCAAGGCATCAATGCCGAACATGAGCGCCGAGATTTTTTCAACGGCCGCGTCGTGGTCTCGGTATGCCTGACGGGTGCTCACACTCTCCAGCGCCGCAAGCTGTTCAATGGACTTGGCCTCGTCGTCAATGTACATCGCTTTGATGATGCGGTAGCCGCGCTTATGGGCCTCATTCTTGCTCTGTTCGCAGTACGTCTCGTACAGGGCCAGCATCGAATCAATATGACGAACCATGATTTTTGTACGGCGGCAGGAGTTGCGGATTGATTCGACCGTAATCGTGTTATTGCGCTGAAGCATCATATCAAGCAGTTCCAGCGCAGTTTCTTCTTCCTTGCCGTCATGGTCACCCGTTTCGTCCGTATAGACCGCGCCCGTGCAGTGCTTCTTGAACATCCGATAGTTTTTCAGTAACAGCTTTGTGTTCCGAAGTCGGCGGTCACAGCGGCCTGCGGCTTTGCGGGTCTGTTCTGCGATAACTTCCTTGGCGCCCTCACGAGCAGCCTTTCTTGCGGTTTCCTGAATAACGGCCATCATTTCTTCCGGGATAGTCATTTTGCGCACCCTCCTGTTCTATCGTTGCCAAAATACATCAATTTAGGTATAATAGACTTGCTCTATCGGGGGATTGCGCAAGCGATCCTCTTTTTTATTGCTCAGATAGATTTCATCCTGCGGGTCACCTCGCTCTGACTCAAAACCGCCAGCGGCACACGCTTGATGCCCCGCTCTGCCGCCATCTTAGCCGATACGGCCTCCATCGCCCGCAGCATATCCGCACTCTGGGTCTCTGCGAAGCCACCGGGCAGGATATGATTCTTGCTTTCCCGCATATCGTTGACTTTGAGTTCTTCCTGCAAAGCCTGTTCCGAACAGCGGCGAAGCAGCTCCATTGCGTAGGCTTCACCGTCCTGCTCTACCCATCCGATGTACTGCCGGTAATTATCCAGCGTTTCCCGCTTCAGGCGGGCAAGCCGTTCCTTACCGAAACCGAAGGTCAGGTGCGTTGTCGCCGCCATAACCAACCATGCAATTTCTGCACCCTCATTCTGGGCCATGCGAAGCTGTTCTTCCTTGCGGTTGCGCGGGGCCTTGGTCTGCGGAAGCCGGACCTCAAAATCGCAGATGCCCTTCAAGTCCTCCCGCATAGCATCCGTTGCGCTTTTGCGGTTCTCGGTCAGGATTTTTATTTTGTACCGCTGCTGAAACTCGTGCATTTCATTACAGGCCCGCTCTAGGCGCGTAGCTCCAATGCCCTCTTCCTGGTGCATGGCCACTACCATACACCAAGTGAAGATCTGCGCCGTCTTATCCCGTTCATCGGCCCGCTGCTGGCGAATGTTCTTCATCTGTTTTGCCATCTCCAATCTTTGCACCCCAAAATTTTTGCCAAGAGTCTTTTTGTTTTGCTGCAGTCCCAATAGTTCTTACACCACTGGCACCGGCCATTGCACAGGAACGCCAGATGTGCTTTCATGTGCCCTCCTTTGCATTTTTGACCTTCGGGCCCGCCATGTGACTCACAGCCCAGGACCAGCCCGCCATGGGCAGTGCGGCCACGATCAGGACAATAGACGCCAGCGCCGTCACCGTCTGGTCTGAAATAACTTCACGAATCAGATTCATTTTTTGCTTCCTTTCCGCACACCGATTGGAGCACTTTCCTTTCCGTCCGCCGATTGAAATACTCAACCGGGGAAACGCCGCGCTCATCACAGTCTTTGTTGTTGAAACTGACAATGGCACCGCAGGTTCTCTTGTTGGTGCATCGAACACATTTCATTCCCGTAACGCTGACGACCTCATAGGTGGATGCGCCGCAGAACGGGCATTCCTTGCTCTTAGGCTCGATGTGTGCTTTCATTTGCTCTTGCCCCCTTACAACACCCCATGTAATAATCCGTAGGCTCCCAGTCAGAAAGAACAATTTCACCAATTTTGTCGCACCAGCTGTCACCCTCTCCAATGTACATACAGTTCGGGCAAGTGTCGGGATCGCACCGCTTCTGTGGTTGGCCTTTTCGGTTATAATGATGTCTCTTAGTCATCAGGATCCTCCCCTACGCACCGGCTTCTTGCCGTTCCCCGCAAACTTTTCAGGCCCTTCATTACTTCTCTCGCGCACACGCA